GTTGTCTAGGTAACCGCGTTTGTTGACTGTAGCCCAAGCAATGTTTTCTGCTTCGTCTTTGCTCTTACCAGTTTTAATTTCAGAATTTTTGATATGACCTACCATACGATCTACTTTGGCACCTTCACCTACTCCACCACCTGCAATGACGCCGGCATTCATTTCATGCATATCTTTTTCATCGTAATATTCTTTTACGCTGTTTAAATAGTCATTTGCTTTAATTAGTTTTTCTTGTACCCAGCCTTCAAGACCTTCATCTTCTGATCTATTTTTTAATAAATCGTAGATAGCTTTAGCATTTTTCATGGTTGCTAGTACATCACTACGTGCCATTTCAACTTCATGATCTACACGACTTTGACCATGTGGTACAAAACCAGTTTTACGCTTCATACCTTGCCCGGGAACAATAATTACATCATCTTCATCAAGTTTTGCTTCCTTTACTGGCTCTGGCTTTTGCTGCATTGCCTTACGCATTTCCTCTTTAGTCTTACCGTATTTCTTTTTGAATTCTACATCAGTGAGTCCGTCTCTTCCACCTTTTAAATCCATAGAAAGTTCTTTGACTTTACCTTCGCTTAGACTGTTAGCATATGGTCCTTTTTTCTTTGTTTTACCAAACATAACCTTTTCTGCTGGTTCTAGTCCACGAACTGATGGACGCTTTTGTGTTTCGCCCATTGGTTTAGCAACTGTAGCTACTGCCCCGGCGGTAGTAGTCTCAGATAGTATAATTTGATGTATTTTCATAGTGGATTCCGAAATAATATAGTATTTATCTATATCCACGTTTAAAGTAATTATGTTAAGAAAGTCTATAATACAACAATTGATCCCACCAGATATTAACACCAGTACCACCTGAATCAGGACCATCTAATCTTATTTGTACTCTAGTTGTAGAAGGATTAACAAGAGTATATGTGTGAGAGATTTGAACCCAAGATGTAGATATATTTTCAACTGTATTAGGGGCTTCTAGATAAGTACCATTGGAATCAGCACCAAATATGAAGATACCGGCTTGTGTTGCACTAGAAGCTTTAACATATACGGTAGCTTTCCACGTTTGTCCGGGTGCGGCTGTGGCTAGATTCCAATATTGAGCATTATAAGTATTTGTATAGGGGTCATTTCCAGTTACAGCCATTTTAAATGGTACGCCACCTGCAGGACTAAGGCCAGTAGTACTATCTCTGCTTACTGTTGCAGCATTTGCTCCAGCAAATCCAGCCCAAGAAAATATATCTAAAGAAGAAGGAATAACGTTAGTGTAATCACCAACCATCATGCCTGTTCCTAATGTTACACCAATTAAACTTATTGTCATATAGTCTCCCCGTATACTTTTCCGTTCATGTCAATTGCTCTCACCGCACGAATGAAATTATTACAGGTTTTATCGTTCGACAATAGTACATTGTCAATACATCTCCAAAACTCATTGATAATTGCAGGTTCACAGTTACAAGTACTTGCTATTCTATAACGTGCGAATCCAAAAGGTGCGCAGGAAAAATCAACGTCAGACTCTACTTGACTATTAATTAAACCAGTGTCTGTTAAAATGTAAAAATTATAAATCATTATCGTACCATTATCATGTATTGGTTTGTTCCACCGTATCTATTTCCGCCAGCCGTGAGATAAGTACCACTAAGAAAGTTACCGCTACCGTCTGTACTACTACCGCCGCACCATGGACCTGAATAATATACAACACTATCATTTCCACAATATGTTGTTACCATAGAAGTAGCGACACCGCCGTATCCAGAGAATCCGCAACAATCACGCATGTAATACAAATTATTAGCAGTGCCAGTAACTGGGTATCCAATTGCACCTTGCATACCAGGAAAACTTGTAGAACCATAAACACCTGTGTCTGATTTTAATGTACTGTATGCTGATCCGCTCTGTTGGGTGTCGCTTGTTATGAACGTTGTATAACTAGATAAGGATACTTTGTATACAAATGAGCCCCAAGAATTGTTATTAATATTTGCTCTATTACCGAAAATATATTCAGTGAATGTAGATTCACCATGCCATAACGTATACCAACCTGCCTGATAAGCTTGTGTAAAATCAGATATATTTCCAATTCGACCACCTTGCCATCCCCAATTTGTAGATCCATAAACAACAGTGCTAGGATGACTTCGTGCCAGCATCATCCATCCTCCACCGTCTGTGGTCATATCACACCATATAGTCTGCGGACCTGTATTTGCATTAGGATATAGTGTGTAGTATCCGTCTACGTTTTGATATGCAGGATTAGCAGCAAGCAATTGTTTAGCCGTAGAAAAAGACTGATTGCTTAGTCCTACCCCACTGACAGTAATTCCTGACATACTTAAAGGCATTAATATTTCCCCGATGGATTTAATGTAGGAGGAATACCTGCACGGCTTATTTTATTGCCAAACTTTTTAGCATTGTTTTTCATTGTATAAGGTTTTATATCTACTGTCAATGCTGTTTTGAACCTTGGATCATTTTTTTCACTATTGTTAGGAATATATCCTGATGCACTTTCAGTAACTGTCATTGCTAAATCTTTACTTAATATTCGTATATTTTCGGGAGGTATTTTACTAGTAATTGCGATTTCATATTCGGCGCCCGGTGTTACTTGTCCTATTAATCCCGAAGTATCAATTTCTAACAATGCTAATGCTTCATCTTCATCGAACTCGTCACCTAACCAATTCATCACTGCATCTTCCATAGCATTTTTATCTGGGAAACAATATATAGCAGGTTTTTCATCTAAGATTTTTCTAGCTCTGTCTCCCCTTTGAGGAATTAATCCTTGCGACATAATAGAAGTTAGATTATTAGATGGAGTTACATGGTATACCTGATCAGGTAAATCATCATATTTTTCTTCTTCTAAATTAGCTTTCTTTAGTTTTGTATAATAGTTAGGATCTTCTGCTAAATGGTCAAGTGCTATTTCACGTGCGGTTTGTGCGTATGTAGTATGCTCACCTTCAACTTTAATTCCCTTCTTAAGTTGATCTAATATATGCTTTACAGTTACATTATGTTTTAGTGCTAAACTACGTACACTCAACGTAGGCTTATCAAGCAATTTAGTACTACCGGGTGTTTTGTATTGCGTTTCAATAGTCAATTCTTCGCTGTGCAATTTATCACGTAGATCATATAGCTTGGTAATGTAATCTTGATTACGTAATGCTTTATATGCTAAATTTTCAGGACCAAATTCACCTGCTTTATCTAATCCAGCTTGTCTGTACTGTTTGATTTTTTTAATAACATTGTTTACTACAGACAAGTCTCTAGACTTTAATGCATGTTTGACTAATGTATGCAACTTATCATATTTTGCTTTGGTACTAGTCTGATCAAAGTTAGCTCGTTTTTTACTAGGAACCTTAATCCATTTGTTTTGCAGTATACTGTACTCGCCCAAACTTATAACAGGCTGATTAATATCCTGCACATATAATTCAATTGGCACACCGTGAATTTTTATGTTATGACTATCATTGTAAATTGTTTTCTTAGCATGAAATAGTTCACGATACACATCGTTGTTTGGCAACTCATCCATATCTACTAAAATATGAAGGTCTAGGTCACTGTGAGGAGTATAGCTATAAGCAGCATTACTACCAGATACAGTCAAGTCTTTAACATCGAAACTATTAATACCCAGTTCTTCGATAAAATCCTGAGCAATTTTTTTCAGTTGCTTTTTAACTTCTGGTCTTAGATGATTATTCATCCACAGTTTGGGATTGAGTGCGTTATGGAACTTAACAGCATCACTCAAATTAAACGATTTTAGCTCATGTATATTCATAAGAAGTATTTATCATAAAAAAGCCCCTTGCGGGGCTATTTTACTGTGCAACTTCGTTGCCGTCTTTGTCTAACAATTTACATCCTTGATTTCTTCGTTCTTGGACGTACATAGGTCCTACAGTGTTAAGTAGATGCTGCTGATTTTCCATACAGAATACATAACTACCACTATGACGCAATAACACACGTTTATCAATATAAATCTTACCGCCTAAGTCACGCCAGTTTTCGCAGAAAGTCCAATCTTCACTATAATAGCGATTTTGACGAACTGCTGTATCAAAGTAGGTTTTTAAGTGTTGATCGTATTTAGGGTCAAGTCCTATATCGTTCTTATACTGCTTCACAGCAGGATGACTGTTCAACTTACCGAACACGTGTTTCTTCATAAGCAAGAATCCTGTTCCTGCTTTGCTTACTTCTTGTAGCCCATCTGGACCCTCTTCAGCACCTTCGAATCCATTAACTACCCACTTGATGGGCATAGTCTTCATTGGGTATAGTCCACCGATAACATCAACGTCACGATTCAATAAAACTAACAAGTGCCATGGTTCCCAACCAATGTCTGCATCAACAAAGAATAAGTGTGTTGCATCCGGCATATCTAAGAATTTAGCCGTTAGTGTGTTTCTAGCACGACTAATTAATGATTCGTTGACCATTGTTTCCAATGTCCAATCGATGCCTAACTGTCTTGCTGTATTTGCCCACTTGATAAAACTCATGAAGGTGGATTCTGTAAGCATCCCTCCATAACACGGCATCGCAATATGAACTCGGGTAGTTCGCAAGAAATCTACGTTGACCTGAACTTGTCCGGGTTGAGCCTGTTGATTTTGTTGTTCAGCAATTTCCTGAACTTTTTCGACTGGGATTGTTTTTTCTTCGGTGTTGTCTGACATGAATTCCTCAATAAAGTTATAAGTTTATTTAGATAGAAAAATGCTTCTACTAAAAATTATACTTCATCGAGGTAATCTTCATTGATTGTGGATATGTTTGGGTGTTTTTCGAAGCCTTCCGCCACACCTTGTTCACCGCCCATACCTATGTCTAGCATTTGTACCACATTTTTCGCTAGCTTAAGATTCTTTTGAGTAACAGGATATAGACTCATAACCAGTGCAGTTTTTTGTCTATCATTTAAATTGGGCCATGCATTACGAATTTCAGTGGCACTACGTATGCCAGGACCAAATTCTACTGTCGGCAAATAACCAATGTATGCATGTTTACTGAAAGGTTGTAAATTTTCACCAGTCCATGGTTGAAAATATGCAGGGCTACCGTCTTTCTTTGTTCCACCTGGCTTAGGCTGTTCGTTTCTATCTTTTTCGCTACGCACAAAGATTAACACATCTTCATTAGGATCATATTGACTTGTTATTTCTTCTGCTTTAAAAGGACTCTTAACCTGTATGAATCGTCCAGGAGCAACACCGGCTAGTTTTGCTAGTTTTTCTTTTATTGAGAAAGGAAAGGGTCTTGCTTTTTGATCATTAGTTGCAGCAACATATACGTCAGCATTGGGGAAAGCTTCCACAGCGGATTTGTATAATGCATAATGACCTGCATGAAATGGATGAAAGCCTCCGGGCATGACGACGATTTGTTTCATTTATTTTCCCGGTGGATTGTAAGTTTGTTCGTACTCGACTTTTGCTATTCTATAATAACCTGCATCGCCGTCTTTAACTAGATAATCTCCTGGTTTTAAAATCATAGATTCACCCCACGGCGCAGTAAATGTCACTGGATCTTTACCGGTGTATAATGCCACCATGCGAGGACTCTGTTCTGGCATTACGTTTTGTCCTATTTCACCTTGATATAATTTAGAAAACTTAGCACCCTTGACAACGTAGTTTTCTCTACTAGGACCAGACATAATTATATCACCAGGTGCAGCAACGTTTTGTGTTTCTTTACCATCGCTTGTTACGGTAACAACAGGTTGTTCTTTATTTGATACTGTGTACGTCATGGCTGGTAATTTACCAGGCATCCCGTCTTTTACAAACTTATACTGCTTTGGTTGTTTTTTTGTAGGTAAGAATTTAAGTTGACCAGCTATTGTATTTATGTCAATCACTGCTTCATTTAGCATATCAATATATTTTCTAAAAAGTTCTGAACTCATTTTTTTCCTTCCATTAATAAGTTAATTTAACAAACTGGACTGTGCCACCCTGAAAATCTTCAACTTTAGCTCTCATAAAAACAAAATTACCCTGTACGTTAGTATATACACTAGCATTGCTAGCTATCTGTGGTGCAGAATTTGCCACAGCATTTGCATTTGCCTCCAACTCATATACTTTGAACCAATCATTGGACGTAGGTGTAGTGGCTAGACTAGCTTCTAACACAATATTACCGGTGCAATTAGTTAATTTTATATTGACAGTTTGCAAATCTTGGTTACCTAAATAATAAGCAGCGGCAGGGTTACTGTTACCAGTAACCGTATATGGTGCTGAATTACCTGGATTAAGATATGTAGTTTGTGGTAACAATATCAATGTGGTTGTCTGAGACATTATTCTGCCCCCATAACCTCTACTATTACACCCTCACCAACTAACTCTTGCGCTACTTGCTCTAGTGCTTGTTGAATCTCAGAATTAGCGAGAACTACTTTATCATTCTCGCTATCCTTTACGATTTTACTGAATTTTACTACCAACACATCTTCGACAATCTTTGCCATGAAATACTCCATTTTAATAGAGTATTTATCACTTTTCTTCAGTATCTGGTCTCTTTTCTAGATGGTACCTACGACCCAGCAAATCTCCGTGCATTAGACCCAAAAACGTGATAGCAGATTCTTCATCATATTCAATAGTATACGCAGAACTACAATATCTTCCACGATATGCACGTGTATTGTCAGCACTGTTAATCCACCTTTTTAATGCTGTACTAGGATGTAGTTCTTTAGACTTTTTAAACAAATCTTGCAGATCCGTCATCACACTTACATCCACACGTTTAGTTTTAAGATGAACACGGTATTTGTGTTTTGGTGGTCTTACAAAGTACTTAACACCTGCAAAATAGCCAGGCTGTTCCATAACAGCTTCAGTAAAGTCAATATTAACCTGACCCCAAGACTTTAAATCATGTAATTTTTGCAGGTCGTTAGAGAAAATACCAACGGTATCACCCTCACTTCGTACAATAAATTCATCCTTCTTGTTTTTGATTGTCTTTTTAAATTCAAATAGTTTTTCCAACACCGGCTTGTATTGTGTGACATATGCCTTAAAATCATTCAATGATCCTTGATGATCAGTGATTGGTTTTTCAGTCCAAACATTACGATTAGACTTCATACGTGATTCCCAAACATCGACAGAGTTTGCATAATGAAAAAATCGTGATCCGGGAATTACTAGTCTAGCCCTATATTTGAACCTACTCCAATACTCGTACATTCGGTATTCGTAGTAATCAATACCAGGTACGTTGTCAACTGATTTCAATAATGCCATCTTGATTCACCTTTGCAGAAACTTTAACAGTAGTGTTGAATTCTATCATATCATTGGATAGAGTTGCAACTACATTGGCATTTTTAATTTGCTCAAAAAGGATCTTTTTACTCAAAGGAACCCGAATCAATTCGTCAATCTTACGTGATAATGGTCTCGCACCCATTTTACTATCATAGCCCTTTTCTGCTAGATATTCAATAACTGGTTCGGTCAAAGTTAATGTAATATTGTGTTTGTCCAATAATGCTTTCTTGAGGTCTTCAGTAAACTTGATAACAATTTTCTTAATGGATAACGTATCTAGTTTACCAAACTTGCAGACCAAATCCAGTCTATTACGGAATTCGGGCTTGAAGAATTCTTTGAGTGCTTTATCATCTTCACCCGTTTTTTCTTGAGTTCCGAAACCGATGTTATTTCTCTCGTTGTCAGAACTACCCAAGTTACTAGTCATGATAATAATGGTATTCTTACATGTTACTTTTTTACCATTACTACCTGTAATCGTACCCTCATCAAGCATTTGCAGGAAGATGTTGAAAATATCAGGGTGAGCCTTTTCAACTTCATCAAACAACATGATAGCATGCGGATTCTTACTCAAATCACTAATCAATCGTCCACCTTGCACTTGACTGTCCCCGAAGCCAACGTAACCAGGAGGAGGTCCAATCAAACTAGATACTGAATGCTTTTCGCCATACTCACTCATGTCATACTTGAGTAATGGCATGTCTAAGTTCTTACTCAAGAGTTTAGCCAATTCAGTTTTACCTGTACCAGTTGGGCCTAAGAACAAGAAGCTACACATTGGCTTCGTTTCGTTCCCGATACCGGCAAATGACACATAGACACGTTCAAGAACTTGTTGAATTGTTTCGTCCTGCCCATAGAGTTTACCCTTGATATTCAAATCAAGTGTACTGATTTTTTCGTAATTGTCACCTTTTAGCTTATCAGCCGGGACGCCTGTATACTTTTCTACCTGTTCGTAGATTAATTCCTTATTAATGATTGCTCCCTTGTTCATTGCAACACGTTGTTTTGCACATGCGGCATCAAGCAAATCAATTGACTTATCAGGATTCTTTCTGTCATGGATGTACCTATTAGAACACTCTACTGCTGCCTTAATTGCTTCATCTGTAATATTGACTTCGTGGAAGTCATTCAAACGTGAAGCCAATCCACTTAGGATTCGTACAGTAGATTCTTGGCTAGGTTCATCGATACCAATCTTATAGAATCGTCGCATCAATGCACGATCTTTTTCAAAACTCTCGTAGAATTCTTCCCAAGTAGTGCTTGCAATTACTTTCAGTGTTCCCTTAGTAATAGCTGGCTTAATCATATTGGCGAAGTCTACACTACCATTGTTAGAACCACCTGCATTTTGCATGGTATGTGCTTCGTCAATAAAAAGAATAGCCTTCTTTTTAGTGTTCAATGCATCAATAACTGCTTTGACTTTTTCTTCAAAGTCTCCGCGATATTTGCTACCTGCTAGCAGGCTACCAATCTCCAATGAGTAGAGTTGATAACCATCTAAGAATTCAGGAACTTCTTGCTTGACAAGTGCTTGAGCCAAACCTTCTACAATTGCAGTCTTACCTACGCCTGGATCACCGACCATCAGCACATTACTCTTGAAACGTTTAGCGAGGACGTTGATAATATCTTCAAGTTCCTTGCTACGTCCGATTACAGGTTCTAGCTTATCGTTTTGCGCTAGCTTAGTAAGATTAGTCGTGAATTCTTCAAGGATATCCTCTGCTTGATTTTCAGTAAGATTACCTGAATACTCTTGGCCTTTGTAGTTCTTTTGCCAGTGTTGTACGAACTCTGCTTTGTGAATTCCATACTTTAGCAAGAAATAATGTGCATGACTGTTACCTTCAGCAGCAATACTAAGATACAAATCAATTGTAGTAACTTGTCTACGTCCAGTAAACAAAACCTGTGTAATACTACGATTCATTACACGCTCTAAACTATTTGTGCGCCTTGGTACAACTTCAGGATCTTTGCTCTCAATAGCATGTAGACCATTTAAATATGCACCGATTTCATCTGTCATAGTAGAAACGTCTGCACCAAAACTCACAAGACACTTTTTGAAAGGCTTATGACTTATTAACGATAGCAATAAGTGTTCTACAGTGCAATATTGATGTTTTCTATCCTTTGCTTCAGCAATGGCTTTCTCAATAATGCTTTCAATTTCTGGTGAGTTATTCATAGTTTCCTTTTTCATTATTTAACTTGGTTTGGAGCGCAAAATACTTTGAGTTATTTCGTCTGATATTATATCAGGCATATAGGGTTTAAGTAAAAGTATTTGGTCTCCATACAGACTAGAATTAGGTATGGGCATACCTTGACCTGCTATTTTTAATTGCAGATATGGTTGTGTTTTGGGAGGGACAGTAACTTCAAATATTTTTCCCGAAATAGTTTGAAAGTTTATTTTTGTACCAACAATCAAATCTAATATAGAAATTTTTTGATTGCAATATAAGTCATTTCCTCTGCGTTCAAATTTTAAATTGGGTGCTATTTTAAATTCTACTATCAATGAGGTATTATTATCTAAAATATTATCGTATCGTAGATGTGAATTGTCTGATAACCCTTTAGGTATATCAACATTAATAATTTTTTGACCCATCGGGGTTTGTAATTTTAAAACATGTGTGGCCCCGCGATATGCATCTTCTAATGACACAGTAACATGTGTTCTGAATACTTGCTTATTAGACCTAGGGCCGAACGGTGTTCCTGCACGTTGAGAAAACATGTGTGCAAAAATTGATGCCGGATCAAAATTACCGGTAAACATCGTACCAAAGCCTTCGGGAAACCCACCGAATTGTTGTGGATTATCGTACTGACTTTTCTTTTCTGGATCACTAAGTATACGGTATGCTTCTTCAATTTTTTGAAACATGGCAGTATCACCACCCTTATCTGGGTGGTGTTGACTTGCCAATTTTCTATATGCTTTTTTAATTTCGTCAGGCGTAGCTGTTTTGGATACGCCTAACGTTTCATAATGGTCCATGTATTGATACTAGCACAATCTTGTGCTTATGTCAATATTTAATTCTTGGTAGCACCTTCTATTTTTTCTTTAGTTCTACCGTATGCTGCAATACCTAGCACTGCACCCATTGCAATATGGTACAATCCTGCACCTTGTAATGTTAACGGTTGCCATTGACTAGTAACTTGACCTTTACTTAATGCTTGTAACAATGACCAAAGAACAGGGAAAATAACGAAATCGGTAATGCAGGTCAACATATAACTCCATCCCATTGCAGGACGCCATTTTTTGTTTATCCAATCACTACTCTCTTTATCATGAGCGACCAATACATCTGCACCACTTGCTGCATTCGTGGGTGCAGCACCGGTTAATACTGGTGTTGATCCGGTTGATTGATTTATATTTGTTGTGCTTCCAAAACTTGTTGTTGCTTGTTGGTTAAATGCTGGTGAACTAAAACTGCCGGGGTTGCCGAAGCCTCCTGCCGAAGATGAGCCAAATGCTGAAGACCCGCCAAACGATGAGGATTCATAAGTTGTTCCTTGTGGGAATTGTTGAATTGATGGATCGTTTGCAAGTTGTGAGTATTGTTCATCATCTGTTGCCATTGGTCTTTCTTGACCAGCCTTTCGAGGTAATATTGTTGTTGCCATTGTCGCTCCCTTATAGTCCCGCTTTACTAATAAAATCTTTTAACTCTGCGTCTTTTTTATATATTGTTTTATTAGTTAAGCCTGCGATATTTCGCATTTCATTTAATTCTTCTTCTTTTTCTTGTTCTATTTTATACTCGTTTGGATTGCAAATGATTACCTGTTTTAAAATTTGTTCTTCAGGCTCATAATCTTCATCATCTATTTTTATAGTCCAATCTGATAACTTCAAATTTGTTAATGTTTTTAGGTCTGATATTATTTCTACTATTCTTTCAGGAACTGTAGACCTGCGATTTATTTCTACAAATAGTAACCACTTACCTGATTCTACTTCACCTGTACTCAGACTTGCATCCAGTATGTAATCATAACCCTTTTCAAACCAATCTACTAAATCGTTTCCAGCTTCCTTAGATCGTACAACAAAAGCTAATGTAACTATATCACTATCTTTGCCCATTTTAGCCGCATATTCGTCTACAGTGACAAGTGGTTCTACTTGTCCTTCCATGTCATGATAATCTAATCCTTCGTATAATCGTTTCATATTACATCGGCGGAGCCGCTCCTGGAGCCGGCGGAGGTGCTGCACCTAACTCAGGTGGAGCCATTCCTGCACCTTGATTGTTATCTTGTTCAGATTGTTGCGTATTTTCTTTATCTAAATCTTCTTCGTATGCACTGTCAATATCATCTAAATCAATAGTTTGATCTGCCAAATCTATTGAACCTTCTTTGATTTCATTCATCAATGCTTTGGGTACTGTTATTTGTACGAACCAAACTTCTTTTTCAACACCTTTGGGATATCTCGTTCCTTGAACAAAATCGTCGTAATTCTTTACCTCAATAGGAACTTTTATTTTGGATTTTGCAAATGCAATACTGCAACCAATGCTAGCTAAACGTTTAGCTCCACTAGGATCTGGCATTAATTTATATGGCCACATGAAGGTACAAGTAACGCTGTATTTACTGGAATCTGGACCTTGAACTAACTCACCTAGAATCCAATTTTTGAATGCATACAAATCTGCTTCATCAAGTACACGTTCGAAATCCAACAACGTTGACATGGTCCCGTCACTGGTCATAATACCTTTGATATTGCTGATAATGCTAACAAAGTCAACATCATCGAAAAAAGTGTCGGCGGATTTTTGTTTCATCTAGTATTTATCTCTCTGTAGATTATTTGTTGATATTCAAAATTTCTGAGGACAGCCTAATATTTATCTGATAGAATTGCGTTTTAAGTATGCTAGTATACAATGTTTTCTATAGTTTAAATATTGTTTGAATGTTCATGCATTCATAGCTCTAGAAAAGGAGAACAACTTGAGCAAACGCAAAACCAGCGCATTACGCAGTAGAGACAACACAGCAAGATACACAGAGTTCCCCGAAGTAAAGACATTCTATGTCAATCAATCAAAAACGATAGATTTTAGTCAGGCACAGCCCAAGAAGGCAAGAAAGCCAATAGAACTAATTCCAAAATCTATTAATCAAGAAAAATACATTATTTCCCTCCTAGATGATGAAACCGATATTGTCGTAGTTTCAGGACCTGCAGGTACAGGAAAAACGTATTTGGCTATGCAAGCTGCTATTAAAGCACTACGGTCAGGTGAGTGTAATCAAATTATTTTGACTAGACCTGCAGTAGGAGTAGATGATGAAAAACATGGATTTTTACCTGGTGATTTAAATGCCAAAATGGAACCGTGGACTCGTCCTCTACTAGACGTACTCAAAGAATATTACTCAGTTAAAGAAATACAACAAATGCTAGAAGAACAGATCATTGAAATCGCACCACTAGCATTTTGCCGAGGAAGAAACTTCAAGCAAAGCTGGATTATTCTTGATGAGTCGCAAAACTGCACTCCAAGTCAACTTAAAATGATTATGACCCGAATCGGAGAAGGTAGTAAATTAATTATTACAGGAGATATAGAACAAACAGATAGAAAAACTGCTCAAAATGGTTTAATGGATCTCATTGATAAACTGAATAGTTATCAAGTTCCAGGGCTAAGCCTATGTAAATTTGATGTTAAGGATGTTCAGCGACATAAAATCATTGAACACATATTAAAATTATATAGTTAACATAAGGGGCATATGCCCCTTATGTTATATCCCAATTTACCACACTTGTCGTTACCAACAGGTTTCTAAAATTGGACATTTGTTGATGTGATTTTAAAAATTCAATTTCTGTACCGTTAACTGTTATTTTAGTTAGGGAACCTATTTGACAGTATCCAAATCTAATAGAAGGGTCATCAATATCCACTCCAAAAAAATCTAAGCCTCCCCTATCATTATAAAATTTTTCCCATGACCTGTAAAACCTATCTTTATTCAATGGGTTAATAAGTCTCCTGTCACAAAAATGCAACCGTGCCGATGCATTATATAACGATTGTGGTACGTACTGATCTTTGGGGCAAACTAAATCTTTAGCGTGATATAACTCCCATGCATGTCTACCCACATGTACATAATGCAACATCAATTGACCAAAATTAAAGTAACCATTGAATAGTGAGTATGCAGATTCAGGTATAACGTATTTTTCTAAAGGAGGATTTATTTTATTAAAATCTAAATTTATTGAAAACTTGCTATTAGTCCTGTTATCCTGATAATAGTCTAGCAAGACGGGTTCTAACCAGTGGATAGTGTCATTATACTCGCTTAAATGCTTTCTTAAAAAAGCAAAGTTATCATCATATTCTAGTTCCGGAAAATGCGTATGCATCTTGTTCAAACCATCTTGATGATTTTCACCCAGCAATAAAACTTTTTCAATTTTTCTAGGTACATGAGGGTTGATATAATCAATTAATTCATACAGCCTATCTATTCGTTTCTGCATTAACAATGGATTATAGCAAGCCGAATAATGATTTATTGGGCAAAGTTCATTTGTATTTCGTTCGATTATTAGACTAGCCCAATGTTCTGCAATTTCATGCTCAACCAAATCATAAGAAAGTTCTATGTCAGATGTAAATCTGATAACAAACTTTTTCATTTAACCGTAGAGTTTTCTTTTTCCAATTGAGCTACTAGATTTGGATATATTTTTCTGTAATATTCTACCATTCGATCAAAATCAGTATCTACAACTTTACCTTCTATAACACACTTTTCTACTTTCTTTTTAGAAAAGTCTAAAATTACGTTACACATTTGATTGTCACTGGGGCGAACACGTTTGGATACTTGAACTTGTTCATCGATTTGTCCGCCGGGCTTACGTAAAAAAGTAATTAACAAATACTTCATGCAGTTAACTCCACTAATGTCGCAGCTAAACTAATCTCAGGAATACCTACTAGTGGTAGGTTAGCAAGACCATTCCTTATAGTAATAATTGCTGCATCTTTCTTTTCTTGCTCTTTGCCCCAAAGGTCTAAGTTATCATACATCCATCGATATACTTCTTCAATACGTGTAGGATACAATGAAAGATATTGCATTAACTGTTGTCTGCCTTCAAGAATTTTACCCTTTTTGAACAACGATGTAGCTTCTAACAAGAATGAGTTTTCTCCAGATTCTTGTGTCTGCGGTGGTAATAGTTTACCTGAACTACTGTTAACTTGTAACTGATTTAAACATTTACGCAAATCAGGATATGTAGCACGAACATACGTATCAAGCGTATCTAAATCAAATTCTACATTTTCGCTAACCAAAACCGTCGCTGCACGTGCAGTAAATTCTGTCATATCAGTTTTACTGATATGGAATTCATGACAACGTGATTTCAATGCAGGAATAATTTTATATTGATAGTTACACGTTAGTATGTACCTAACAGTTTGATGATATGCCTCCATATCATTACGTAATGCTGCTTGTGCAGGCTGTGTTAGATAATCAGCCTCGTCCAACAATACGATCTTGAATTGACCAAACGGCATAGTTTGCACGAATCCGTTAATTTTCTCACGCAAATTGTCGATGCCGTTTTCACGTGACGCATTGATTTCCAACACATCATAATCTTCAACTTTAAGTTCATTGATAAGAACTTTAGCCAAAGTTGTTTTTCCTGTACCCGGATCGCCACTGAGCAAAAGATGCGGGATACTTTCATCCTTAATCCATTGCTCAACTTGTTGGCGCTGCCTGTCATCAACGAATACGTACTCATCGACTGTCTTAGGTCTGTACGATTCTACCCAAAGTTTATTCTTCATTCTTTTTTGCCACCGAATAGTTGTAGTAAAGATAAGAAGATATTAATGAAATCTAGGTATAATGTCAATGCCCCGGTGACTTCTGCTACGCCCGTATCTGTATCATAGCTAACCATTTCACGAATTTTCTGTGTGTCATACGCAGTTAGACCCAAGAAAATAATGATAGCCAATGCGCTAATGACCATAGCAAAGACGCTACTGCCGATAAAAATATTGATAATACTGGCAATAATAATGGCAATAAGACCAACAAACATAAACTTGCCAACACTATCCAAACTAGTTTTAGTAAAGTACCCATATACACTCATTACTCCGAATAAGACTGCCGCACCCATAAAAGCAGTAAAGATACTACCCATTTGATATACCGCAAAGATAGTAGCGAAACTTAAACCCATCAATGCTGCAAAACCATATAGCATTAACAATGCTATTGATTTTGGTGGATTACTATTCAATGCGATTGAAATGCCAATGATAGCTACTAATGGTGCAAAAATCACAATCCATTTAGTTATTCCCGTAAAGAAAAACTCTAACAATGCAGGAGTAGTTCCTACAAAATAACTAACAACCATACTGATCAATACTGCTAGACTCATGTTTTGATAAACTCTAGCCATTGCAGTGTTTACTTCTGCGGCTGTGCGATAACTAGGTAATATTGCTGTGTTAAACATATTAGCTCCTTAATGCTTCGAATGTTATAATTTTACCGATCTCTTCACCTAAATCTTTTTCATCGGTAATAATATGTAAACCGGAGTTGTTTCTATCATTTTTCTTGTCGTATGTACGATGCTCAATAATATAACCACCATTGGCTCGATGCACAGTAAAGTTTAACCCATGTGTACTAATGCTATTATCACGTGTAGCTACTAGATTACCAGCCGGTAAAGCCAACTCCTTTTCTTGCCTAGAATTTTCCCAAGCTTCCCTACATTTCTTTTCAAACCATTTATTAAACCACTTCATTCTTCCACCTTTGTAATTTCAACATCACACGTAATATACAATTCTGTTTCGTCGCAGATCCAACCCTCTTCTTCTAATTCATAAACAGAAATTTCACCATTGAGGCGTTCTTCCATTTCTTCACGTTCTTCGTCAGTCCATTCACCTTCGAATTCGTTTTCTTCCCAAGAACCATCTGTCGTTGAAAAATCTACAACTTCAAAATCTGCTGCAAATAAGTCTGTGTCCTCGTCAATTTCGGGAGGATCGTCACCTTCTGTTTCGATAGTAAACTCGCCCCAACGCCAACCAATTTCGTTGATGATAGTTTTACTGTCTTTGACCCAAAAGGCTCTCTCTACGACAGATTTCTTCCATGTAGGTTCTACTTTCCAAGTTGCCATATTAATATACCTTATCACTCATTGTTTGATCATTTACGGGTTCATCGCTAACCATAAGAACATCGTTATTATCGACTTTACGGATAGTATGTTCACCTTGTTCATCTTCTATCTTAATGCCTCTTGTCCAGCGACCGTGACTAATTAGGATATATTGCCCAACCTTTACGTCTTTTTGATCAGGACCAATTGCATATACTTTAGCCCAACGTGGGCGAATACCAGAACTTTTCATGTCATCATTTAGAATGACAATGCCACCGTTACTTATTCGTTCATCAAATGTCATATCTGACACAATGATGTTATCACGTAATGGATGCAATGCTTTGATTTTATGTGGTGAAAATGCTGCTTTAGTTTCCATTTTTTGTTTCCCTAGCTTTGATATTTTCTACTTCGATATCATCCTCTAGTTCTGCTTCTAGCATACGTTCTTGTTCAGTCAATTCAGGTAATACCTTTTGTGGCTGTGCGGCAACCGGTGTCTGTGGCTTGCTTTCTACCTTAGGTATAGGATCGTTGCCTTTTCTAGGTTTATTAACCTGACGAACAGAATTTCTTACAGGCTGTGCAGACCTATTTCCTACAGTTTTAGAATATTGATTAGTAACCTTATTAGTTACTGGTTCAATAATTTTACCATATGCATCGATGGTGTCCCCGCGGGCATTTACTTTCATGTTACCCACAGCCCTGGTTCTCTCATTCTTAGCTAGCAATTCAGTCATATCAATAGTACGACCTTGTGCAGTTCGATACTTTGCCATATTTTTTCTCCTTTAAACTATTTACTTCAAGAATTCATCAATATTTAGATCATAATAAAGAGAGTTTATTTTATGTACCCCCAACAAAAATAATACAAAACTGGCTACGGAGCTTCCCCTTCCGACACCCCAAATGACATTATGTTTACGCATGGTATCCACTAAGTATTTGAGATATGTTAGCAACGGAAACATATCCCTTTCAAAAAATAACAAAAGTTCTTGTCCTGCACGTTGCAATTCTTCGTCAGTTTTGCATTGATCTAGTATATATTTGGCTATATCAAAATCTTTGTAAGAGTCTGGTATGAACCATTTTTCTTGTAAGCTTTTATCAAATTCTTCCACTGATACCAATTTCGGTTCGTGAGTTACAAACTTAGGTAGGTAAGTAGTATCAATTATGTCTGATATTTTTATGGGATTATCTACTATTACCCGTTTTAACCTTAAATCGGGATTAGACATGTAAAGATTACATATGTCTGTTTCGGTATACACAGGTTGCCCGTAGCCGTCTCTTTTCATAATACAATTATACAAGTAACAGTGTCACTTGTCAATAGGTATGTAAACTACTTCACCCTTATCGCAAGATTCTTCTTTTTTCCAACCCAAACCAATTGAATTCCAATCTTTAGGATCTTTTTTCAATTCTACTATTTTTTCTTTCTTAGAAGTTTTTACCAAACTTACATTTGGGTTATTCTCATTCCACCAAACATTAGCCAAATGTTTAAATTCAGAATCTTCTTCTGCGGAAATAAAGAATACTACATCGTCACATATCTTCGATCTAATTTCTACGGAAGTAATATCTAAATGACCTTCTGTAATGATGTTACATTTACTCATAATCATCAAACCTATAATCTGATCGAAGGGATCGTCGGGTACTGGACAAACTCTTATGTTGGCTTTAGAATACATTTCTATTGATTTTGGATCATTAAGGTTTACAAAAATACAACTTTCTAACCCAAAATCAAAAAGATATTTGATTCTGTCCATTGCAATGTTTTGTTCATAGATATCTGATGTAGTCACAACCATGTGTAAATCTACTTCATAATCATTTATGAGAAATGTTTTTTCGTGATGAATAGCTGCTTGAAAAACGAATTTTTTAGAAATTCTAGCGTTCATTTTTTGTCTATACTAATTTTGGTATTTATTTTTTGGGCTTTGATCATTTCATTCATTTTGTCATTATAGGCTGTACGGTAGCTATCTATAGCCATGTTAAGCTGATGGATTAATGCCCCGTTGCCCATTCTATAAGCGAATGTCAACTTACCTGTAAGATCAGATAGAGTTTTTTGTAACTCCTCTAAACTTTTATCTGACAAATTTGAAATGAAAGGATGTTGCACCTAAATATTTATTACCAAGAAGAAAGAGCTACTCTTTTCCAAATGTCTGAACCTACGTAGGCAGTCGCACTACAACTTCCAGTAGCTGTAGTTAATGCAACTGTAGAATCAGCAACGCCGTTAGTTCTAGACCTACTTACTGTAATCGTTGTGCCGCTTGGAATAGTTTTTATATAGTACACCAACCCTGCTGTTATACCGCCAAATGTGGTTCCTGAAAAGATGATAGGAGCATTCACTACTAAACTTGTCGTATTACTTAATGTAATAACATTAGTTGACGTAGTGGTATTGGTCATAGTCTTAGTATATTCCGTAGAATTGTAATCTTGAAATGCAACATACATATACTGCACTTGACTAAAATACATTGTACCAGATGCTGCTGATAAATTTACATTGGCACCACCGGGCGAAGTGGCTACTGTAAAGTTAGTAGCAGAAGGAATAACTGCAACATAATATGTTGTTCCTGCTGTTATACCACCAAATGTTGATCCTGTAAAAGTCACAGGCATATCTATGTACAAAGAAGATGTATTGGATGTAGATATCTCATCGTTAGCATACGTGTTGCTGACAGTAAGTTGTGTTGTTCCGCTATCTACACACACTGTTCCCACTACATCACCATCAAATCCTTTAGGTGATGGAGTTCTTTGTTGTATTTGAGTGGCTTGTCTAGGTCTATTATATGGTTCGATAGTTATTGTATTACCACAATCTGTAGAACTTAACCTATAACTTAATTGACTGACGCCGTACGGGATGCTTACGTTACCTGATCCTGCGCCACCTCCGTAATTTTCTAAAGTGGTTAGTCCAAAGTTGTTATTTGAAGATACCACTTCAGTAGGCCAGCTTACTACAGCCGATGCATTACTAACACTTAATTGTAATTCTACATTGCTTTGTGTGCCATATGGGGCCCAATTACCAAACGTGAATTGCACGTTACCTGCTACTGTTCCGTATTGCACATCTCCTAAACTTACGTCAACTGCAACTGTTCCAGATAATGCGTTTCCTAAATTATAAGTTGTGGCTCTAAAACTTCTAGTAGCACAATTGCTAATCAAAGTATTAGCCATATCATTGTTAATGATTGTATTATCCAGTGCTGCTTTAACTACGACTTTGTTTTGCAGGTCAGAGATTTCATCGCCGGCGAGGTCTAAGTTATTTTTGATGCTGGCAAAATTGTTCCTAAAACCTTGCGAACTATTATTTTGTCCAGGAATAGGATAATTTACGTCGATTCCGTTAGTATTGATTGCACTCATAAGTTTATTTCCATATAGTATTTATTATCATTATTCCTTGGGTAAAATAGTTTGTCTAGGAAACAATACATAGAAGTTTTTACTATCCAACGGATCGGGTACCGGAGTAGCACTAGGTAAACCAGTCCATGCGGGCGGGCTTGTATTTTTGTCATAGTTGTACGTAATACTCTTGTTGACACTGAATCTATCGATTTTAAAGTTAATTTCATTTAGTCTATACGGAATTCCTTCAGGTTTTAACCAAAACATATTAATATTATTTTTAATAATTTCAGCATAACCAGGTTTTGTATAGCATATTACCCAAGCTTGTGTATAACCTAATGTACTACCATTTTCCTGTTGACTCGTCATCCATTTTGGTAATAGTGTGCTATCGAATTCTTGACCCAGTACTTGACCTACTCTGTTCCTCATATTAAACAAACTGTTGGGGTACAAGTTTCGTACAAATCCAGGTGACAGGCTAGTATAGTATTCTTGTCCTAATATATCTTCGTAACTAGTGTAAATGTTCGTAACACTAGTATACCATGGACCTAAGAACAAATTAATAGGTCTAGGCCAGTATATTTCTTCAGACACACTAACTCCTTGTGGATTTACTAAATTATCCACAACTTGACTGTATACTACTTCATAAACTACAACACCGTTTTCATCTCTAGCCTGTGCAGTTTTAATTTCTCCTAGTGTTATATTTCTCCAATAGTGATTTTTTGTAACAGCCGCTATATATTCATCTATGTCGCTAGCGTATATACCAAACGCATGTTCATATATTACCTCACTAGCTTTTCCAAAGTAAATATCAGTTGGTCTATACAAATACTCTGTTGGTATTAACGATTCATTCGTTAATAATGTATTAATAATTTCTCTATCTTGTATACTAGGGGTCGCTTTGATATACAAAATATCCGTAGGTTGTACATATTCTTGTATCACCGTTAAAGTAAATTGTTTAGCAGATATTATTATAGGGTATAGAGGAGAAAAAGCTTCAATCGTAAAATTAAATGTAGTCTGTTCACCCAAATTTAATAATTCTGTAGTCGGTTGATTAGCTACGTATCCTGTAATTTCACCATTAGATAGTAATGTAAGATTGGGAGGGAGAGAACCTGCAGATACACGATATTCTAATTCTACATCTGAAACTGCTAGTACACTCTTTGTACTTATTGTTCCATTAAATATAGTTCCTAAATTACTAGGAGATACCCACGTTATATTTCCATTAACTTCATTAGCTATGTTAAAAGAAAAATTAAAGAAGGGTGATTGTATAGTAGGATTGATTGTTTTGTAAACAGCTACACTGAAACTAAATTGGTTGATACCGGTGGTAGATATTACGGGAGTTCCTGTAATCCAACCCGTAGAAGTATTACCTACTAATCCTAAAGGAAGTCCGGAATATACATATGTTAGTCCGTTGTTATCAAAATCTTGACCTATAATTTTGAAAGCAAAATAATTATCACTTTGGACGGTTCCTATAAATGCGGGAATGTTCGTTGGATATGTGTCATAACCACTATCAGCCGGCGGCAACACATAATATCCGTAATATGGATTGTTGTTATTAATATTGAATGTTTCGGGTCTTGTGTTTAAAATAACAGGAACTCTTGTATTTACAGGGAAGCCAGGCCCTCCTTGACTTATAGGAGTGTTTTGATTAATTACTGTTATAGAATAGGAACTGATATCACCTCCAAGGGGACTATCTAATTGCAACGTAAAATTATAAGTTCGTATGGTAGGTTGGCCAACTGATATAGCAGGCAATGTCACTGTCATAAATCCAGTGCCACTAGTTAATATGAATGTAGAACCATTTGGCGTTGAACTAATTGTAAAACTAGTGCTATTAATTACGGATTTAATATAGTATGTAATATTTTCTTCTATACCACCAAACATCACCGTACCACTAAAAGTTACAGGTCTGCCTACTGTAAATCCTGTAGTGCTTAAACATGTTATAATATTTGTTGTTTCTGTAACGGTAGCAGCGGTAGTAACAGAAGGAACTGTTATGTTGATAGTAGGTGCCTCTGGATATCCTCTTATTAAACCATTTTCGTTAATTTCTAAGCCTGCAGGTAATCTACCTTCTAATAAAGATATTGTTACAGGATTTGTTGAATCAGGATTATCATATAGTATCGGTAGTTCAATCCAAACACTATCATTGGTGCTTAATATAGTTCCTGAAGGTGTAGTAAATGATGGAATGGCTGATCCAGTGATTGACATATTAAAGGTTCTATCACGTATATTGCTATAGTTGTCAGTAGCCCTTACCACAAAAATTGATACAGTTTCTTCGGTGACTAGCGACGGAATACCATATATCAAACCATTCTCATCTATGCTTAAACCGGCCGGTAGATTACCACTTATTATTGCATAAGTTACGGAAACCGCAGGTAAAACAGCATTAGCTGTTACAGAAATTGAAACAGCTACGCCAGATGGAAAAATACCTAATGATCCTGCAGGTGTGACCCATACTGGTTGTGCCATATTAATGTGCGCCTAAATGCTGTAATGCTAAATGATAATGATGCTGGCGGTCTGCTAATCCAATCGTACCACCATTAATACGTTTAGTTAATGTGATAAAATCATCACGATCACAGTACTGATTTAATTTATTATTATCCCAAAACCAACCAGCACTTGCTACTGCACCATTAGGTGTTTCGAGATATGCAATCGTGCTATCAATATCCATGTCTAGTGCTTCAGCAAATCGTGTGTAATTATCACGACCAGTAAGTTGTATTAATCCACGACCACGAAACTTCCAACCATCTCCGCTAGCTTCGTCACCGTTTTTCATGCGGTTAGCATAGACACGATTTGCAATCTTTTCTGGTTGTCTTTCATACTGTTTTGCTAGTTCTTCAGTTGGAAAATATTTTTTAAAAGTTGTCATTAAACCTTTAGCACTATAGTTGAGATTTTCCTTCACAAAATTGAATCCACCGCTTTCATGTGCGATTTGTGCTAAGAACCCCGCGACACGTTTAGGATTTTGAAACATGTCATAATATTCTGCTACCGTATTTAATGGCTCTACGTATCCTTCTAATACTACTCGTTTTGTCTTTGGGCACATAGCCTGCAATATTTCTAATGTTACCATAGTTCACCTTTCTTATGCGTATGTAGCACCAACCGAATACCATTGTGTACTAGTTGGGGCAATAAATTGTAATGTAGCTCCTGACCCTTGCGAAAGTGAAGCGTTTGTAGCTAACGTGTTTATTTTTGCACCGCTGGCAGGGAATACATTTAAGGCAGATGCACTTGTATTAGTTATAAAAATAGACATTCCTGCTATAGCTGCTGGTAATACTACTCCGTTGGCTCCTCCAGCTACAGTACTTACAACGTTTACTGTATTACCCAATGATGCTGCTGTACCTTGTGTGGTGCCGGCTGCTGATATACCTGTTTGTACACTGTACATCAAGTATTTGTTTACTGTGAATCCAGTAGGTCCGAACGCAGTTACGTTTGCAACACCGCTAATTCCTACCGTTATCAAACTATCTAGTGCTACAACAAGATTGCTGGTTCCATTAGCTAAACTAGTAGGACTTGCACCTGATACACCTGATGTTCCTGATGCACCTGACCAGCCACTGACACCTGATGTTCCTGATGCTCCACTCCATCCTGATCTACCTGATGTACCGGTATATCCACTTACACCAGTAGTACCTGAAGTTCCAGTATATCCACTTACACCAGTAGTACCTGAAGTTCCAGTATATCCACTTACACCTGATATGCCGCTTGTTCCTGACCATCCACTTACACCTGATATGCCGCTTGTTCCTGACCATCCACTTACACCTGAAGTTCCGGATGCACCACTCCACCCTGATCTGCCTGAAGTTCCACTTGTACCTGAATATCCACTTACACCAGTAGTACCTGAAGTTCCACTTGTACCTGAATATCCACTGACACCTGTTGTACCTGAAGCTCCTGAAAAACCAGAAGGACCTTGAATAGGACCTACGTTAGTCCAATTGTTTGCACCGTCTGACAAAGCACCATCACCAGCATTATAGCCGCCACCTGCATTCAATACCAAATATAAAGTTCCAGCCGGGGTGCCAGTGGGTAATAAAGTAGAGTTCGCAACTGATCCGGATAGCAATACCGATTGACCAGAATATCCAGATTCTCCACTCCATCCTGATCTACCTGAAGTTCCTGTGTATCCTGATATGCCTGTTGTTCCAGAAGCGCCAGACCATCCACTTAATCCAGTAAATCCTGATCTACCTGATATACCAGTAGTACCACTATATCCACTTATACCTGTAGTTCCCGATGTACCACTATATCCGCTTATACCTGTAGTTCCACTGTAGCCACTAGTACCTGATATACCACTAATTCCCGACCATCCTGAAACACCAGTAGTACCGCTAGTTCCTGATATACCTGTAGTACCACTCCATCCAGATACACCAGTAGTACCTGAATAACCACTTATACCTGACGTACCTGATATACCTGAAACACCGGTGTATCCTGAAACACCGGTGTATCCTGATATACCAGTAGTGCCGCTCCATCCTGATCTACCACTTACACCTGTTGTACCTGATGCGCCACTCCAACCACTTACACCTGTTGTACCACTATATCCACTCACACCCGTATAGCCAGAAGGTCCTGAATATCCACTTATACCTGTAGTGCCTGATTCACCACTCCACCCTGAGATGCCTGTAGTACCACTCCACCCTGAGATACCTGTAGTGCCACTCCATCCTGATCTACCTGAAGTTCCAGTGTACCCACTAATACCGGTAGTTCCACTATATCCACTAATACCTGTTGTACCAGTCCATCCTGAAGTACCACTATATCCACTTACACCTGTAACACCTGACCAACCACTAATACCTGAAGTACCACTCCACCCTGAAGTACCACTCCAACCCGATCTACCTGAGGTACCTGTCCATCCCGACACGCCTGTAGTACCGGAATAACCACTTATACCTGTAGTGCCACTCCATCCTGAACGTCCTGATGCACCCGACCACCCTGAGGTTGCATTGCCCCATGTTAGATTGCCGGTGCCGTCAGTGATTAGTGCTTGTCCATTAGTTCCACCTGTTATCTTTATATTACCTACAGCACCTAATGAAACATTACTCGCATTGATAAGATTAGCGACCCCTGTAGCAACCAAATTACCAGATGATGTGAGATTTCCAGTTACTGTTAAATTACCAAATGAGCCACTGGCGCCAGTGAATGCAGTAACAACATTCAAATTGCCGGCGCTTGCATTGCTAGAAACAGTTAAATTACCTAAAATACCAGAAAAACCTGACACACTATTTGCTGCAAGCTGTCCCGTTATATTAATATTAACAACGTTTGCGATTGTAGAAGGTAAATCTATCCAAAGAGTTTGTGAACTAGAGGTAATAGAAGTATCTTGTGATCCATTAGTATCTCTACCAATGCTCAATGTACTAGTGTGAACTTGAACACAGGCAATGTTTGCTGTAATAATTACGTTACCTGTAGGAGAGCTTACCGTTATACCTGCACCGGGCGTTCTATTGATCGATACTACCGAGCCACCAGCAAAGCCGTTATAAATTTCCGTAAAGTTTTGTTGTACTTTTTGAAACGCTGTTCTTATCGCATCGGCATCTGGATCGTCAGGGAATGTGCCAAAATCAATATTTTGTTGAGCCATGTTCTATGTCACCTTATTAAGTATTTATCGTTTTTGATACAAACCCCATGTCCAAAAAAAAGCCCGACTTAAGTCGGGCTAATATAACGTATGAACGTTAAATACCTGCTAATTTTTTCCACTCGTTAATAGATTCATGTGCTACCATTCTATCATGTTGACTAGAAACTACAGGGATAGTAGTCTGTCCAGTAGATTTAGGTTTGTTTAGTCCACCGGAAATTACTTTCGTTATAAAATCTATATCTGCGTCAAATGATTCATCGTCAAAGTCTTTTGCTTTTTCGCCAGCGTCATTTGCCCATTCAGTAACTTGTTCTTCACCTTCTTCGCTAGCTTCGCCACCGTCTCCACCTTCGTTAGTAGTAACCGTAGCAGACTTTTGATCCGATTTAGCAAGTGCCATATCTTCTGCTGCCTCAGCATTTTCATCGGCTGTTGTTTCTGCTGCTCCACTGTCAGGTGGATTGTTTTCTGCAACTTGTTCTTCTTCTTGGTCGTAAGATTCTTCTTCTCCCATTACAGCTTCTTCATCACATTGGCATTTGGACTCCATGTAACCGCATTCATTGCAGGTGCCTTCATCAGTATGCTCATGATCATGTTCTTCGTGACCTTCTTCGTCGGCGTAATCTTCGGAGCCATGAGAATCACCCCCTGATACCTTCTTGATTAATGACATCATGCCATCATGATCACCTACCACTTTGATATCACCATGAGATGCTGCAACTTCACTGCCATCGGGTACACCATAACCATCTTGCTTATCATCACCAAACAAGCCTAACCCAGCTTGTTTAATTAAACTTAATAGTGCATCAGCTTCTCCATCTTGTGCAGAAACTGTTACTGCATCTGGCATTCCTTGTTGGCCTTTACTAATAGATACCGTCATTCCTTCTTCGACTTTTTCACTTTCTAATAGTGCATTTAGTTGGTTATCTAATGATTCAAATGCTAACTCATCTAGTTTAGCATCATATCCGGATCTATCAGTAAAAGACTTGCCACCTACAGTAAACTTACCACCAGGTGGAGTTTTTGCAAGTGCTGCCGTAAATGCATTACCTTCTTCTACGTCAGCTTCCATTGCAGGTTGCGCTTGTGCAGCCATACCACCTGTTGTTGCCGGTGGAGTTGCCGGTGCTTCTTCGTATACACCTTGACCGTAGCACTCGTCTAGACCTTCTTTGTACCCTTCGTGATACATACGTACTTCATCTAGATCGTCGTACTTACAATTATATGCTTCTTTTGCAAGAGCATGTGCTTTACCTAATAATTTAGCAGAACTATGTCTATGAGAACTTTCGTTCATTTTCTTTTTCTTTTTAGCATCTTTCGCTGCATCAGACATTGGTTCTTTTTTATTTTTATCTTTGTCTAAGTCTAGGAAATCAGGTTTCTTACCTTCTAATGTAGTTTGACTGCGACCCGCTCCCAAACCTGCACCCATTGCAGTTTGATTATCCATTGTAGGTTGCTCAACTTCTTTCAACTTGCTCAAAGTTTTTGCTAATACTGCTTGCTTTTCTGTTTTAGCAGGATATTTTTCTTTGTTTGCTAATACTTTACCTGCAAATGCAGAAGGAGTCATACCGTGAGATTTTGCTTTCTTAGTAAAAGCACCGGGGTGTTTAATAGCACCTTTAATCCATTTCTCTCCGCCTTCTTCAGTCATTTCTTCAGAGCCGCGCATTTGTACTTTACCCTGTGCTACAGCTCCTTGTATATTCTTTACTGCTGCGGCGTCACCTGTTGCCATTACTTTATTGCTTGCTGGATCAACCAATTGTGCGGCGCCTGGCATAGGCTTAACTGTTAATTGTTGACCTGGCGCTGCTTCTGCAACATATTTGGCTTCAACTTGTTCTACCCAATCTTTAAGAGTATGTTTCTTACCGGGCTTACCTGGAAGTTTACCACCGGGCAAGTTGCCTACCATGAAACTTTGTAGGTTCTTAGCATTGTCGTACTTTGCTACTTTACCTGTATCGCTATCGGCACCTTTCTTAGGACGACCACGACCTCGCTTTGCTGCAGGTTCTTTCTTTTCGTCTTTCTTTTCGTCACCTTCTTCGTCGGTGTCAAATTTACGGCCATAACCACCCGGGTCTGCTGTGTGCTTACGTCCAGTAGGAGTTTCTTCAGTACCCTCACTTAACTGGCTCAACTGTTGTAACATTGATTTGAAATCCATTTTCTATTTCCTTATTATTTGTTAAAAGCAGCCCCAGTTTTTGGTTTGGCTGGTCTTGTAATCTTACTCATCGGACTATTACCACCTTTTGGATCTTGTGGTATAGCTTTGAAGGGATCAAATGCACTAGGTGTTTGCTTACCTGCATATTGCATCTGTATTTCATTACCTTTCATTTGATCTTTGATACTTTGACGATATGAGTCACCGTATGCTTTATTTGCTTCTTTTGCTCCTGGCTGTTCTTCTAATTCTGTATGATTTAATAATGGGCTATGACTAGCTTCATTCGCATATCCGTCGGCTTCATTATTGATACTATCATTGTAGTTTGTTTGTATTGCCCGAACCATGTTAACATTGTAGCCTAATAACTGTGCTATTTGTTGAATCATAGGTTCTGTTGCAGGATATCTAAAGTTTGCCTTAATGATAGTTATAGATTGATTGCGTAAGTCAGGAAAACCGTATGGATCTTTCTGTATTGGCGTACTGACAGGTTTACTTATTTCAACCGCATCAAATTTTTCTTTAAGGTTATGACAAAACAAGTCACAGAAGTTTTTATCAACTTCTCCGGCGATCTTGATAGTATAATCGTAAAGCTTTACACTTTCAGTAATGTATTGTTTTAGGCTCTTCATTGCATGTTCCTGTATCTAGTATTTATCATCTATCTTATTTTTTAGCCGCTAGGATTTTGAGTAGCTCGTTCCTATCTAATAGCTGACCGTCTCCCACAGGAGTAGCTTCAACTTCTTCGTTTTTTGTGGATATTTTATGATCCAAAACTGCTTTTTTCAGTTGTAATTCAATCATTTTTAACTTTTTGTTTATTTTAGCAGTTTTTGCGGTAATAGCATGATTCAACATTGTTCCTGCACTATTAAATATTTCCGCACTAAATCTACTGTCAACCTGCATACCCAAATCCATAAGGTCTTTATAACTATTAGTAGCCATTGCAGCCAGTTCATCCATTTCATTGTCACTAGCTTCCAAACCCTTAACTCGAGGTAATGCACCTTCTATCTTTTCTAGGTTGGAAAGCGTATCCTGCGTAATTATATCGGCTTCAGCTTTCGCAATCAGAGATTCATTAATCTCTTTCTCAGATTCAGGAAGCTGAAATAATTCTTCTAGTTTTTTAGTCATAATATCTATTTATATTCTAAAATTAGATCAAATCCAAATTTTGTAAAATTGTACAGTTAGATGTAAGTTTACCTAAAGCAATAAATTTACGAAAATTGAATTTTACCAAACTATCTAGTTCATGAATTTTTCTATTAAATTCAGTGTTGGATAAGCTATGTAACTTTTTCATTTCAGACACAATCATTTTTACTTTGGTCTTATGGTCATCTACTTCATCATATCGTTCATCAAACAAATCAGAGAAAGATTTAAATCCTTCTTCTTTTAATAGTTGCATACTACCAACAGGAGCTATCATAAGGAAGGGTTTTTTACTTACAATAGCTTTATATGTTTTTTCAGTAACCATAATTCTATTTTTCTTGTATCGTGTTTCTATAACAATATTGATCTTTCCTTTTGCATACAAATCGTAAATCGTAAGGGGAAATGAATTACGTAGGTCGGTTGTATCTAAACAATATGGTAGACCATCTATCCATTGGCGCAACAAAATTAATTTTTTATCTGTATATTCTTTAACTATTTCGTCCTCTTGAAGTTCATGTTTAGTTACCCATGGATCAGGATAAGGTCTTAGTTCGGGTATAAAATTAGTAAAAGTATAGCAACAATCATTGATTAAATTTTCTGTAACCAGCTTTGAAAAAAAATAAAATCTAGCATTGTCGTATCGTCTTGAAAATACACTAAATCTTTTTTGTTCGATTGGTGTTTTTAATTGTTCAAAATAATTTATATTACTCAAATATTGCTCATATACCACATTAAGATAAAAGTTATGAACTTGAATGTTTACTCCGAATATAGAAGTATTACTAAGAATTTGATCTAGTTTGTATTTTTCATGAGTAAATGAAACCGTTATCCATATATTTTTTGCTTCTATGCCATATTGAAGTATTAATTTTTTTATACCCCCAATGGTCGGTTCAATAGAAGTTGTAAATTCTTCTCTAAAACATAGTTGACAGTTAGGTAAAGTTGCAAACTGTTTTAATTGGTGAGGTGAAATATGTTCTTCTATATGCTCTAATGTATGTAATTCAGCCAAGTACACTGAATTTTCTAAGATATTCGGAGATTCTTCTATTATAAAGAATGCCCCTCCTTCATATCTACCGTTTAAGGGGCGCCGTAAAAGTACTATTTTATTAGCACGTTCTTTATTAACATATAGATGTTTCATTTCCTGCCATTGTAGAAAAGATCATCCTCTGTTATAACCCTAAAAGTGTAGCCTTGACTTTTGCAATAAGCCATAGCAGACGCCCACTTGGCGTGATTGATTGCAACAATAGCTCTGTCTCTTGCACTCGCTACTTTGCTCTCAATAAGACTTTGTTTCTTAGGTTTTATTTCAACAACTTCAGCTATTTGTTTGCCATACTTATTTTGATAAACAACAAAGAAATCAGGAACGTATATTGTTTGCTTACCCGTTAGTGGGTTTTTGTAAGGTATTCTTAATGCTTCACTAGCCCAGTACAATACGTTGTTGTTTGTATCGCAAAAGGTCATAAAAGTAAGTTCCCAACCCGATCTATATTTAGGATTGTGGTTTCCTATATACTTTTGTGGGTTTTTGGGAGTGTATTTGCCTTGTGCCCATTTTGCCATATTACTGTACTACGTTTCTTGCAACGGGAATTACTGGTTGTGGAATAGTGCCTATTCCATACAATGAAGTTTTTGACTTTAGACTATTTAACCAATAGCAAATTTGTTGGTTCATTTGTAGTTTATTGGTTTTACCTTTAATTTCATCCAGCAGTGTTAAAACATCAACGCCGGTTTGAGTAGAAATTCTAAACAGAACAGTTGTAAAATTGTCAGCTATGTTTTTTGTTCTACATACACCTGTAAAATATCCATGCACAATGTCATACTGGCTTGCTCCAACTTTTAAATCAGTTTGGTAGAAAGCATCAAAAATTTGAACTGTTCTGTCTAACGATGTAGACCTGTCATCTATAATTCTTGGCATATTATACTGTTACTTGTTTACCCATATATGGTGTTTCTCCGTCAATCGTTGTATTAGTAACTGCTAATAACGTGGGAGAACCTGCACCGTAATTAGGCGTACTCATGTTTGCCGGAAAAATAAATCTTGCATTTCTATTTACATTTGGTCTGTCTCTATTTGAAATAATGAGACCAGCTTGTGACTGTGTAAAGTTGCTTGTGGTTAAATTTGGAACTTTTTGATAATTATAAGCAACATTGGGATTGTTGTTATTAAATGATGCCATATTACCCCCTGCCGTAACTGTTATATTGACGACCTGTTGAAGCCGTTCCTTGTATAGTTCCTAGTTTAGCTTGATTGCCGGGGTTTAAAGGTCGTACATAACCACCTGCTGCAAAATCATAACCACCATTGGCTGTAGTAGCGGATTGTGCTCCTTCAGGAGTTATAGGACTCAATTCTTTATCATAGAATGCATCTAAGCCGAACCCTTGAACAATATTATCAGGTGTCCTACCGTCCATTGCACCTTCATTATAAACTACAGTTTCATAGTTTATATCCATTTTTATTTCCATAGTACCACTAGCTTCTGAATAGCTATAAGTATCATGGTCTAACTTAGTAATCATGGGATTAATAAGTGTATATGCTGTAAAATTATGTCTATTAAAACCGAATATAGTTATGTTTCTAAAAAAAGGCGCTTTAGTAATTACACCATCACCTTGAAAACTTTCTCCTATATATCCCCAATTATTTTCACCAGTTAAATCGCCATCATAAACATTACGTACATTATAATTTTTATAGGGATTTACTTGAGACTGATTGGGTTGTGATCCTCTCACGCCGTTTATCAATCCATTAAAATTAGTAGGATCTTTATAGTAGTAGGTATAATATGCATCCCACAACTTAGTGACCATGTTGATGTTGTCATCATGAAACGTTATGTTTATGGGTTCATATGATATTTTTGTTTGCACTATTCTTTTTCTATTGTACTGATTAAGTTCATGCGTTTTTACAGAAAAAGAAGGAAGTCTTACGGATTTTACAAGCACTCCGAAATTATCCCCGGTGTTTACATTAAAACTGTAAGCAACGGGGTTAATATCAAAGAACGTATGAAACAGGAATTTATATTTAGGCGCAACGTCATATGACCCTGGCCTAAATATTTTAGCAGCATGTGTAAAGTCTCTTAAATAGACCTGCCCTCTTCCGACAGGTCTTTGAAGACTATCTCCGTAGTATGCCATTCAATTATTCACCAACTCCAGTTGTTAGACCAACATCACTAGAAGTAGGCTGACGACCGTTAATTGTACCAGCTTGTATACCGACGCCAGATGGAGCACCATCAAGACCATCAGCACCGTCAGATTGTACAGCATTGTCAAACTGAATTGTTAATGCAATTCTAACATCTTCCGAAGTACCGTAGTTTAATGTATTCCAGTTAACTGATTCTAAGTAGCATCCATATAGTTCCCAACGTTCTAGTATGTTAGCATCGTATTGACCGTTACCACCGTCTAGAATATCGATATAAGCTGCAAACTTATAGTCACTTGCGGCTGCTGCACTTGCCTGTTCAACAAAGTCAAGTTGCTTCTGTAACTGTTCACCAACTAAGCGTGATACATTACCACCTGCATCATCACGTAAGTTAACAGTCATAGGTTGCCATGTGTGTTTACCTGCCATATATAATGTTGAGTTATATACAGGCAATGTGATTTTAGCGAATGACAAGTTTGGACGGGAAAGATCAATAACTTGTCTAGTTAGTTGCAAGTCATTGTCTCCTAATCCAAAATTAAAGAATGTCATTCTGAATCTGAATTGTAACTTCGGCATTAACAAGCCTTGGTTTTCTTGACCATCTGGCTTTACCGATAAGTTACTTAATGATAGTGAGGCTGCTGCCATTTTTATTTCTCCTGTTTATATTATTTATCTCTAACCAAAACTCAAATTAGAAGGGGATTTTCCCCTTCTAGATTTAGGCTCCTGATAGTTCTCCTGTATTCAAGATACGAACTGGGATGTAGATAAATTCAACAGCCTTCACAGGTTCAATTGCTATATCGACCCAAAGTTCATTTCTATCAATTCTTGCAGGGGTATTGTTGCTTTCGTCGCATACAACTAGATAGTCATAGACACCACGTTTAGCAACCAAATCAAGCATTAGAGATTCACATGTATTCTTGATCTGACCACGTGTAAACGCATCGTTAGGTTCAAAGACATATGGACGACCTGCAAGTGTTAGTTGTCTACGAATGTAAGCAACTAAACGTGCAACGTTAGTTCTGTCAAGGGCGCTTTGTGAGTTAAAGCTTGTCTTGTTACCGTAGTTCAACAAACCTTGACCAGTAAAGAATACTAGTGGGTTAATGAAGTTGACATACAATACGTCACGTACGCCAATTCGTGTTTTGATAACTTGGAACTCACCTGTTTGTCTATTGACATAACCAATGTTTGCGGCGTTGTCGATGATACCGCGACGAGTACCAGCAGCAGCTAACCAAGGATAAGCGATTGTGTCATTTCTAATAAATGTTCTCAACATCATATGTGATGCCGGAACAGCTACTAGGTTACCACTTAGGTCACTTGTAATTCCGCTCGGATAGAACAATCCTAAATAAGTATTACGTGTCACACAACCTTCTTCACCTGTGCTTGTAGCGCCGGCGGCGTTAGTTGCCCATGCTTGAATTGCAGTAGCACTATCACTTAGACCCATTGGAGTATCACCTAATATGTATCCAGTTTCACCACGATCAGCATTCAATACAACCATGTTAGGTTGTAGTTCTGGATAGTTAGGTGTTGCCATTAAGTTGAAGTAGTTATCTTCATCACGGATGTCAGTATTTGTGTCGATTGCAGCACGTAATGCTTCTACAACCATTGCACGTTGTGCCTTACGACCCATATATGGACTACCATTGCTCTGTAAACCACTTACGCTTACCCATGCATTTCTTTCTGTTGGTAGAGAAGCTCCTGGGAAGTTTGTACCGTTAAAATAGTTTTGCTTGAATTGCTTAACATTATAACCTGAACGGCGTGTGTTAAACAATAGCATACCTGTTGGATATAAGCTAGATTCAGGTGCATCCAAATCCAAGTAGTTGCTTGTTAACAAACTCTGTATTGTCGGAATAGGATCATTTGTAACACTAGTTGTGCCATTTGTAGCCCAACGTGCGTCAGCAAATACTACACCTTCTGGATTTAGTTGATCCGAATTGTCAATCAACACCCATTGATTTTCACCTGCAACTGATTGCCAACGATAAATCACCGGATAATTTTCTAAATTGCTTGTATCGATCCACAAGTCACCATACACAAGTGCTGTACCATCACTCTGAGTTTCTGGCTCACTTGCACTCACAATAGGACCATTTGGATCAGTTGCGTTAACACCACTTGGTGTTGGGAATCCGTTTAAGTCATAATTCTGATTCTTATAACCTTTCCAGTTGCCGTTGTAATTAACCATGATATCAACTTCATCAACGACTGAATAGAACCAGTTGGTATTGTTTGCAGGATTTGCAACTGGAGCACCTTCGTTTGCTGTAAAGTCAAATGCTACCCAATTACTTAATTCTACGTAGTAGATGTTTTCAGCAGTACCTGAAATGAATTGTATAGATGTGATAGGACCTGTAGGACCGGGGCCACTGATAGACGTTACCTTCAGAGAGCAATCATTGACAGCTATTGTGCCACCCAAATCAGCGCCAGACAATGTAATTATTTCACCTACAGCATAACCACTTCCCCCACTTCCCCCAAACGTTTGTACCGGGATATAAGCACCATATGAACTGTTTACTGTGAATGTGCAACCTGTACCTGAACCAGAAGTAGCACTTTGTGAAACACCGCTGAACTGAAGCAATAGTGAATCTTGATATTTTACGCCATCTGTAGTATTAGCAATAAATCCTGCTTCTACTAGTACACCATTGGACTGTCCTTTTTCTGGAACCGCGTCATTAATTACGTCAGTAAGTACAATTGAGCCACCCAATGTGTGTGTTAATTGAATAGCACCTGATGTTGCAACAGAAGCCTGTGTATAAGGAATTCCTGCTGCTGCCCATGAAGTAACAAAATCTGTAGCATCTGATCCTTCAGCTATTGTCACTGTATATGAACTAGACAACGATGAAGAATTAGGCTGACTTACTCTAACGAATAATTGATAAGGACCTGTACCTAATGGTGCTAAAGTTGAGAAATCAGGAGATGTGTTTGTTCCCGTAACTACTGTAGGACCAGTTGCATTACGTTTCCATAAATATACAGGAGCATTTCTCAAACTGTTGTTGAAGAAATATTGTCCATATATTGTTCCTGCAGGAATTGCTGCACCACCAGTAGGATCTAATGCTGCACATGCTGCTTGATCTGAGACAGCAAGAGTAATATCTTTAGTGACCCAATCTGCTAATGTAGAACTCCATTCTTCTAGTACTGGAGCTAGACCAGAGCCTCCTACCTTCATCCAAATAGAACCTGTTGGTCTAGGATATGTTTGGCCTGCTTGCCATGTTGGTTGTTGTGCAGATGTGCCCCATGTCATTAATGGTTGATAATAAGTTCCTGCATCAATTCCCATATCATCTAATGGGGTACCGATGCCATTTGCCAAACCAATAAATCTTGGCGGGGAAGATGTACCTTCTGGATAATCTTGGAAAATGCAAAGTTTTCCATCACGCACAGAAGCAGTCAACCAAGCCCAACCTAAAGTTGAAATTTGAGATGCTACACCGGCCACGTTACCTATGCCGCCGCCTGCGTCAGGAACAGAGATTGTAATTGTCACATCACCATCGAAGTTCAATGTAAATGTGTCACCTGCAGTTAGTACAGGATTCGATTCAGTACCTTGTACGGTTGGCCAATCGTTTTTCCATTGTGGACTTCCTATTTCTACCCATTGATTGCTGGTAGTCTTATAGAAGAACATATTAGCGTTAATAGGTATTACATTATACATATTACTTGCAAGATTTACAGCGTAATCTCCAATAGCACCGATAGATGCTAAGGGAACTCCACCTGATAAATCAGTAGTATCTGTAATAATGATAGGATCTTGTAACGTGAAACTACCTGTAGTAGCGTTAAATTCGTATATACCCCATTGTGAAGTTGTACTATCTAACCAATAAGTGCCGTTAGCTGGAGCACCAACTGGGCGACCAGTTTGACCAACTAAGCTAGCTAAATCAATATCTGCTCTCAACACATAGCAACGATTTGTAACACCCAATACTGAATAAGCAGCCAATAGACCGTATTCGTTGAGTTCGTAACCCTGAATAGGGGTACCATTACTTGTTGTGTAAAATGTTGGGTTACCAAATAGTGTGACAAGATCACGTTGACTTGTAATTTGATATAATTTATTTGCGTTTGCTGCGGTTGTGCCTGCTGCAATGCCGGCGCCGTTTGGATCAGCTTTGTCTTGTGCCGTCGCTAGTAGCACGAACGGAACGGAACCTGGTGCGGCTGGAAGATACTGACTCTGATCAATTACTGTAACTTCTACGCCTGGAGATGTTAATGCCATTTTCGTTTTCCTTTATTGTAAAATTATGAGGTTTACCACCTAGAATGCATAATAGTATTTATAAAAATACCAAAAAAAATCGGTATTAGCGTGCCTTCGAAGGTTGGAAACAATAAATACAGTATGTCAGTGTATAGACCTATTTGCACACAATGTAATAAGAATTATAGAGCAATCAACTATATCCGTGCCGGCGTTACACATTACAGAAGATTATGTGATGAGTGTGGGAGAAAGAAAAAGAAATTAAAGCCCCGTAGATCACTATGGTCTAAAGGGGGCTATAAAAAGAAAGCAAACTGCGATTTGTGCGGGTTCAGAAGTTTACTACCTACACAAATAACTGTGTTTCATGTAGACGGCAATTTAGAAAATATAGCTATCAGCAATCTGAGAAGTATATGTCTAAATTGTGTCGAAGTTGTTAAAAAGAAAGAAGTTACTTGGAAACGCGGTGACTTAGAGGTTGATTATTAACTTGATCTTGTTGTGTAGCTCATCGATAGTACCATTATTTTCTATGATGTAATCATACTCTAGACCTACACTACTATATTCACTGGCATGAACATTATGTCGTTCCAGTGCTGCTTTGCCTAAGGCCCATCCTATATGTTTAGGTCCTTTGTTGTGTGCAATTGCATCATCATACCATATGGGCCTAGGACCTCTTTCTACTCTACATGTGACCCCATTAGAATTTTTAATGGCATTTACTTCATTAGGAAAGCGGCAATCTGTAATAACAATATTGTCACGGGTAGACATTAATTTATGCTCTACGCTAGCTACCCAAATATCTTGGTGAAACCCATTCCTGCATACTTCTGTGCCCCAATTTTGTAGAACCCATCTAGGAGTCAAGTGAGGTATGCCCAATCTATTAGCCCACCATTGATCGATAGTATCACGCCATTCTCTACTGCTTTTAGTAGTACCCTCAAGCATTTCTCTATCCCAATGAAAGATAGAGGCTACTGCATCTTTTAACGAACCGGCGAAGCTTACTCGTTTAAAACCATGAAAAGTACACAAATAATCAGCAATAGTATCTTTTCCTGAACCAATAAAGCCAGTAACACCTAGAATCATAATTGTCTCCTGAATACTATATTGTATAGTTATATATGTATTACTGCTAGTGTGTTGGTAAAATTACTTCAGTTTATTATGTAGCGGATCATATGATTTTTTCTTAAACAGATTTTGATTGTGTTTAAGAATATCCATATCTTTACTGAACAATTCATCAATGGTTTTTCTAGGAGTTTTACTCAATGCCATCAACGTTTGTCTGAATTTCCCGAATCTTTCTCTGATATCCATAACAGAATCATATGAATAATCTATCCAGTCGGGAAACAAAAAACCCATATATTTAAGATCACGGATTATTCCTGCGTATCCAAACGGCACTATAAAATGTCCTTTAATTAGAGGATCAAATGTTTTTTCTGTTATTAATTCTTGATCATTAGTAATCGTAGTCTCAACATACGTTGATATGTATGAGTTATTATACAAACTATTAGCTACAGGTATCCATTGACCATTGCCAGTTGTAGTACGTAATGCGTTATTTGATTCTTCAGTTTCTCCGGGAAGTATAATACCATTTTTAAAGTCACTGATGTAGCAATCTTTATTTTGTAAAAAATTTAATAGCCTATATCGATATACCAATTTAGGGTATTGCTGGTAAACTTCTCCATTTTGGTCATATAAAATTCTACTGGCACAAAGAAACAACCTAGCAGAATTTGGGTCTCGATGCTGTATGCGATTTATTTTGAAATTTTCTTTAGAAGAATAGTCACATCCCAATACAGTGTGCAAATTGCATCTTTCATATTCGTGATAATATGCTTTAGCATAATTGAAATAAATGTCATAAAGTGTGTATTGTTTTATGTTTTTAAAAGGATGTATTATGTATGTCTTGTTTGGAAAATGTTTTTCAAACTCATTAAAAATATAAGAAAAATATGTTTCGAAAGACACTTGGTCGTCTGTAGAATGTAATACCATTATTGCTATTTTTTCATCAACATAAAAAGATTTTATTGTCTGTATTACATTATGAATTACTACATCTAATGTAGATTTCCAATCCATTACCAATGGACCTCTTTCGGATACTGAATGAAATAGACAGTAATCCACAGGAATTACATCTGGCTTATCAACAGGATTTTCTACTCTCTGCCAGATTTGATTTTCTATTTCAAAAGGAATTCTAATATGATAGGGAAACAAATTCCCGTAATTTACCAAATATTTCATTTAAATTGAAATCAATTAACCTTGAACCCATGTCAATGGTTGGCTGTAATCTTGATATCTACGCAAATCTTCGATCAGTGCTTCTTGTGCAGCCTTTGATTCAGCTTTCATGGCAGTACCGTTCAAAGTAGTTCCTCCGCCTGGACCAGCAATACTGCCGAATTTTTCACGTGCTTCTCCGATAATACCCTTAAGAACAGCTAGTGTGAAATCACCAATCCATACACCAGCGCCCGGATCTTGTAGTAGTTCTTCGATAGGTCTTTGTACGTCGGCCCAAATAAGAATTCTCTCACCTGATCCTTTAAAGTCACGGACTACTTTTAAGGCCTTAGTTACTGGGTTGAATGTATAGTTTACGTATCCACCAAACATTCTAGCAGTTAATTCTACATACCCTGCATAGAAATCGTATGTTGCAAGGCCACCTGTATAATTATAGTTTAATAAGTACGTGTTAAGAATGGCGCTAGAAAATGGATCAAAACTTGTTGAGCTAGGTCCTGTTTCAAGTCCAACTGTTCGTCTAAACAAAGACCTAACATTTATGAATTCGCTAGGAAGTGTGTAAGTATCTACATTTTTGATAACGGTCATCAATGTATATGACTCAACTGTTGCGTTTTGGGCACGTTGACGATATAGTTTTATCGCATAATTAAATGCTGCTTCGTAATGTTGCGGATCAAGCTCTAAATCAATAATGTCTCCGCCTAAACGCAGGCGGAGATTATTAAAAAGTGCTTCTTTTAATTCGTCCAGGGTCAGGCTGGAAGGGGTACTCATTGGTGTCGCTATCGAACTTACTGGCATAATAGTTTCCTGATATTGTGTATTTATCAGAGATACGGTCACGCATGTAATAGATAGCAGACCAGTTGTAAAGGTTCAACGGTGGAAATTTATCACACCATTGATCCATTGCATTTTTCACAGGTCACCGGCTACACGATTTTCGCTGTAAAATGCATCAAAACTGCCGCCCGGATATCGTGCTTCTAGCTTTTTAACATTCTCAGCTATTACATCATTAGGATCTAAATTCAGTGCTCGGCATGTATTAATCCAGTACCAAAAAATATCTCCCAGTTCACGTTTCATGTGGTAGACATTTTCTTCACTTAATGGCTTGCCTTGAAAAAATATCTTCTTTGCAATTTCAGTAAATTCTCCACTTTCACTGGCCAATCCTAAACAACCTGTCAACAAAAGTGGTACATTAATATCTGGTCCATGTTCTCCGTTACCTACATAATTTCCGTCTAACTCATCACAACGGTTCATAAATGTAGTCAGGTCATTGCTAGGTTTACTGGTAACAGCCTCAACAAATTCTTGATAACGATTCAAATCAATTTTTTTTGTCATATTTTTCCTTATTTAGTTTCTATGTGTAACTTATTTTTTAGTACGTATTCGTGTAAATGCTCGGCATATAATTTATGAGGAGTTTCATCATGGTGATAATATTTTGCCTTAGTATTTTTGTATCCTAATTTTTCATACTTATAGTAGAATGGTTCATTGTTATTGTCGAAATTCAAATAGCGTTTTCTATCTATCTGATCTTTGTACCACTGCAATGTAGGATGATCTTGTGTAAACATGTATAGTGTGTTTACAAACAAATATTTTACACGATGCATTTTTAAAAAATATTGTAACTGCAACGCATATGTAGCACTAAGTATCTCAAGGTAAAGTTCATTATTTACCATAAATCTATGGTATCCTTCAATGAAATCTTGTTCTTTACTACCGTTACCTTTGTATCCTAGATTAATACGAATGTAATCATCATGTGTAGGGCTATACCAGTCAGCGTGTTTATCCCATTCTTGGTGATACCAAGTTTTTTGATAGAAGGGAACTTCCATGCGTATGCCATCAGCCCAACCCACTAACACAAAAACATCGTCGTATGGATCATAGTTGTGGTTGAACCAATCTAGGACACTCCTGACGATTCCGCCGTTTGCAGACCCTGCGATAGCAATGTTAATTGGTTCGTAGCCCAGCTTTTTTGCCAAAACATTACCGAAACTATTTTCTCGATTATATGTGCTATCACAACTGCCGTCAATCTCTGAACCTGCAGGATCACTGCCACCTGCAATCAACATGATACGCTTATTCATTCATCACCTTTAATCTGGCTAATACTTTTTGGTATACCAAGTTATTTCCAACTTCGGTATAATGATTCATGGAACCCCTATGTCTGGTGAATACGTCTTTAAAATTAATAAAGTTTTCAAACACGTGCAAGTTTTTCCATTCAATATGTGCTATATGTAATGTCCTAATTGGACAGAATTCTTCTATTTCAGCTAGTAGAAGATTATGCATATGTTCTGCATATTCTATATCAAAATATCTATCAAAGTAATGTGCTACGGGTTGTAACTCAGGATAATTGGGTAAATGCTCTAATACGTCACTGTACAATAAACAGCTATTTTTATGTAATGTGTCTTTACCATGAACAGGATGTTCACTTACATAAAGGCGGTAGGGGCTAGTGTGTGACACTAGCACCAAATCATAGCTATCTACATCGACGGACTGTAACTGTTTTAGGATTTTGTATTCACTGCAACCTGCTTGAGCAAGGTTTGTAACCTTATAGTCTTGCTCAAGCAGATTTACCCAACCTACACCTTTTACCTTGACAGTCCAATCTGCGGCAAAACTATCGCCGCAAATCAGAAGTTTTTCCATTAAAACGCTTTCAAAATTACCATAGCATCATTGAACCGACCATTTGGACACGTTGCAACTGCCTTGATATCTTTGAAGTATTTACGTGCGGCCGGCTTGCTGCCCATAATTTCTTTCAATTGCTCGGCTGGCTTACGCAGTGTTTTAACCTCACTGGCTGTCTTATCGAATCCAATCAGTGTGTTACCTTTGACAGTAAACACCTTGCTGTACTCATCAGCCATATAGTGATGCAGTTTTCGCTTTGCAGTATCGTAAACCCATGCTTCGCTAGCACCGTGAATCTTAACAGGGTGCAGACTAATCAAGTCAAGCTTGGTTGCAGCATCCTTGAAGGTCTTGAGATACTTGAGTTTGGCGACTTGCTTTTCAACAGGAACTGCCTTACGCTTACGGGGAGCCTTAGCTGCCTTCTTAACGTTAACGTAGCTATTGAAGTCGCTCAGGAACTGTTCGATAAATTTCAGAATGTTCTTAAGTTGGGTTTTGGTATAATGACTATAGCCCTGAACCAACTGCGGATCTTTACCTACAATTGCCTCAGCAATTTCTTCACGTTTGCGATTCCATGCGTCAGTGAGAATATTAATATGCTGTGGTAGTACATTGTACTTGGCAAGCATATCGACCGGCTTGAAATTAAATGTAGCTTTAGCTCCTGCTAGGACATAATCGTCATACATACCCTCAATTTCACCTGCAGCCTCACGTGCCTTTTCTTTCATGATTTCTTGCACATTGGGGCGATTCACTTCTTTTTTGATCGCAGCTTTTTTACCCGTAGTTGATTCTTTTACTTCGGGTTTTTGTACAGTCATTACCAGCCTGTTGATTTCGTCCTGCAGGCGCTTCTGCTCTGTTTCGTTCAATTTAAAGCCACGCAATGTCATACGTGCCAACCAACACATGGTGGTGTTAAGGTTGCTTTCCTCTACTTTGCGAACGATCTTTGCTAATCCCTCGTTACCGGTCAGATCCAAATACTGGATCATCATATCTTTAGCTTCTTTTCGACCATAAAACCGGCTGTACCAGTTGAATGCTTCAATCATTCCAGAATTGCGGTTGACTGATTCTTCCGTGAAGAATGGCTCTCCGCCAGTGTACTTTGTGTCTGCATCACGTGGGTCAAGTGCTTTGACCACACTAGTATCGACAGGCTTTTTAGCAGCTTTTCGTGCCATAATATCTCCGTTTTCAGGCTATTTTTGTATTATATATCATAGACCATTTATTGTCAAGCCTTCTCTGCGATAAATACAGTATGCCAAGATTAAGCCTTTACCGAGAAAATAAGCAAAACGACTACAGATTTTTGGACAGAACCATTTCTGAACAGCTAACTGTGGGTGGTACTGATTTATATATTCACAAATATTTGGGGCCTACAAATCAGGGACCCAGTATTGATTATACTCAACCACAGTATGACAAACTAGATCCAACAAACATCGAAGATTTGTTGTTTTTAGAAAACCGTGATCGCACGTATGATCCTAATATTTACAGATTACGTGGTCATTATAATGTACAGAATTTAGACTTTGATTTATCTCAGTTTGGCCTATTCTTAAATAATGATATCATCTTTATCACAGTTCATTATAATGATATGATAGAGATTGTGGGTCGTAAATTAATGGTAGGTGATGTAATTGAATTACCGCACTTACTTGATTATAACCCACTCAAAGAAACGATTCCTGTAGCACTTAAACGTTTCATGCAAATTACTGATTCTAACTATGCAAGTGAAGGTTTCAGTCAAACATGGTTTCCGCATTTATGGCGTATCAAGTGCGAACCTCTAGTTGATAGCCAAGAATTTAGTCAAATATTACAAGAACCCATTAATAAAGATACCTATCTAGGACAATGGGACAGTACTAAAACATATCCCGCAGGATACGTAATTACGTATGGTGATAAAAATTATGTCGCAAAAATAGATGTTCCTATAGGAATTTCACCACCTAATTCCACATATTGGGAGCTAGACACTGCTGACAATCTGAAAGACATACTTTCAACATACAATAAAAATATTCAAATTAATGATGCAGTTATCAATGAGGCTAAGAGAATTGTTCCTAAGTCAGGTTACGATACTAGTGAATTATATGTAGTTCCTACGTATGGAGTTTGGGAAGAAAATGGAGTATTGTCGAAGAAGATTAATCAGCCTGCACCACCAGTTGACATTATAATTTCTAGTAATGGGATTCCCGGTAGCGTAGGTATGATGCGTGATAATAAGTTTAAAACTCAAAGTCCATACATACGTATCCCCAAAGCTTCAGTAAAAAGCATTTGGGATTTATCAGTAGATGCTGATCATACGAAACTTATTGACAAATTTATTCAAGCAAGTCTGCAAGTAATAGAAACTGATCCCATAAGAACTTCTACTAATTCCGGGCCCGTAAAAGGTGACACTATACTGACAGTTAAAAGTTTGGGTACTATCACTGGTCCATATGGTACTGCTGACAATACATACGCAACCGCAGATCAAGATCCTACTCAACCGGGATTTACAGGTGACGTTACACAAGAAATGGATTATAGAGCAGACTGCGATCCTAGATTCCAATACATTGCAAGATACACTCCGTTAAGCTTTAGCTATACTAGTGGTTACTTAACAGGTGACGGTTCTGCACCAAATGGATTACCAACAGGAACCGGTATCGCATTCCCACAAGATCCGCAAGTCGGAGACTATTTCTTGAGAATAGATTATTTGCCTAATGTACTTTTCCGTTGGGACGGGACAATATGGGTAAGAATCTCTACGGATGTAAGAACTGATACAGGGTTTACTGAAGATGATAAATCATTATTGTCAGGATTCATTAATGACACAAATGTTATATACAGTGAGGCAGAAGGTCAATTGATACCTGAAGCACAGCCACTGTCTACAATATTAACTATAGCACCAGATCCACTACCACCAGTTGAATAATTATGGCACAATTTTTTTATGACGCACAGATACGCAGATTTTTATTACAATTTGCGAAAATTTTTAGTAATTGGTATGTTACTAAAGGTAAAGACCCTGCAGGAAATGACATTTTAGTTAGAGTACCTGTTATGTACGGGGATAGTAGCAGGCAGGCTAGCACAATTATTGCTAATAACAGTGCTAGTAATCTACCTAGCGCACCATTGATAACATACTATATCAGTGGACTAGAATATAACCAGCAAAGAACACAAGATCCTACATTCGTGGATAAACTTAATGTTCGACAAAGAACTTATAATGCTTCAACACAAAGCTACGAAACGACACAGGGTCAAGCATTCACTGTAGAAAGGTTAATGCCGGTTCCTTATACTTTGAGAATTACAGTAGATATTTGGACAACAAACTATAATCAAAAATTAGAGATTATTGAACAATTAGGTACACTTTTTAATCCTGCATTAGAAATTCAAAGTACTGATAATTTCATTGACTGGACATCATTGTCAGTGGTATATCAAGATGGACTTACATTTAGTAGTCGAAGTATTCCACAAGGAACAGGTAATCCTATAGATGTTATGAGCTGGAAGTTCTATATGCCTATATGGATTAGCACGGCAAGTAAACTGAAAAAATACGGAGTGATTCAAAAAATCATAGCCAGTATTTTTTCAGATGCTACATTAGCAGCAACAGCAGATGATGACTTATTACTAGGCACTAGACAAAAAATTACACCGTATGGATATAAACTACTATTGCTCAATAACACTCTACAACTATTGCCTGCTAATCAAACAGCCCAACCACCAAACTCTAATTTGAATTTGCCTAGTCCGCCCAATACTTCATTATATTGGTCGGCATTATTGAATGCATACGGTGCATATAAACCGGGTATTTCTCAAATATGGTTACAAAATCCATATATGGATACCGAGATTGTAGGTACTATTGTTATAGATCCATTAGATGATAGGCTGTTAATTTATAATATTGATACCGATACACTACCACAAAACACATTAGATCCGGTAGATAGCGTTATTAATCCTTTAACGTCTGGTCCTAATGCAGGGTTGCCCGCACCTGTAACAGGTCGTAGATATTTGATCGTAGAAAGTATTGGTGGCAGCGCACCCACAGTTGCATGGGGTGATCTAGTTGCTAAAGCCAACGATATTATTGAATATGACGGAACAGAATGGGTAGTAGCTTTTGATGCACAGGAAGCAACATCGGTCGAATATGTTACCAATTTAACAACAAACGTACAATATAGATATGTGCCTGAAGAAGGTGCTTGGATGAAATCATATGAAGGATGGTACAATCAGGGAGACTACAGTATTGTAATCTAACATATTTTACTGTATCATACAATAATGAGTGTATCTGCTGGAATATTTTTTTACTCCGAAACAACTAAAAGATTTTTATATCTGTTGAGAAATGATGATAAAAATTTTGGTTCTTGGGGAATACCCGGTGGCAAAATAGAAAAGGAAGAAACCCTACTAGAGGGATTATATCGTGAATGTGTAGAAGAAATAGGATTTTTTCCTATAGATGCTAAGTTGATACCCATACAAAAGTTTGTTAATCATTCTTTTACATACCACACGTTTTTCTGTACAGTTGAAGAAGAATTTACACCCAAATTAAATAACGAACACTTGGGATACGCTTGGATAGATAACGATGTGTTCCCCAAACCATTACATCCTGGGTTATTCAACACAATTAACTTTGATGTAGTGCAAGAAAAAATTAAAGCACTAACAAAAAAAGGGGCCTGAGCCCCTTTTTTATTTTAACAGTTTTGCAACCGTATCGTAACCTAAAGAACCTATAACGATACCGGCTCCCATTAACATCCAGCGCCATTTTTCTAAACTAGATATCTTTTCAGCCATTGATTTATGTGCTGATATGTTAGAATTTTGCATTTCTTTGATCATTGTAATATGTTCTTCAGAATGCTTATCTAACGCATCACGCACATCTTTAATGTCAGTTTTGAGTTCACCGACTTTTTCTTCGATGTTCTCTACTTTGACCTGCAGGACTGCGATATCTGTTTCAGTTTTCTGCGCCTTACTTAAAGAGACAGCCGCCATAATAATTAGGCCCCAGTAATAGTGACGATTGGGTAAGGTTGTCCGCCGTATGTATTAGCAGCATAAGCAGTGTTGAATGTTGCGTATGCAGGATTACTGTTAGGCAATGCATTACCTGTACCAAATATTTCTAGAGTATGATCACTCAAGCTTTGTACCTTAGTTGTTGTGGTATTAGCATAAGTTGCAGTGATAGTCATAGTATTTGGTGTCAATGCAGTATTAGCAACGTTTGCTGTATAGCAAGGTGCTGTCAATCCTGTTGTTGTACCTGTTACTAGATACTTCTGCTTACCCTTTTGACGAACAATAAAGCCAGCTTCGTCATTGGCGAAAACCCAATCAGTTCCCGAAGCATATGATGCACTGGCACTTGCACCAAGCGTTAATACATCTTGACTTGCATTCACTGTCACTGTAGCATTTGCTACGGGGAACGGTGCGCCGCCAGGACTTGTTGCAACTTGGAAGTGTGTAGTATTGGCGCCGGATAGTACGAAATACACAGTGTCGGCTGCTAATCCACCAATGGCTCCGTCAAATACAACAGGTTTGTCTGCTACAAAATTAGTAGCATCACCTGAAGTAACTACAAAAGAACCTGTAGCTTCAGTGTCTGTAACTACTTCTGTTACCAATCCACCGATAGAAGATACAAATCCTAAGTTTGTACCATCACTTGCTTGAATAGCTGATCCAGTGGTTAATCCAGAAATATTAGCAAAATCTGTGTTACCACCGTATACGTCAGCAGAACCACTATCTGTAACAATAGTACCTGTACCATTTCTACCAATAGCTACACCAACTAAAACTTGTGTGCCATATATAGCAGTATTTCCGCCAACTACGCTATATGTATTAGCATTTGTTGCAGGATATCCTTCTCCACCAGTTGGATTGTTAAAGTACCCATCTACTACGTTTACTGTAGCGGCTACTGTAACAGGGCCCGCGGCAGATAAATTGAACTTAGTATATGTAGGGTTTGCTGATAATTGTGTTGCTGATACTGTGAAAGTAGTCGCTGATAATACTTCAAGTATCCAATAAGTAGTTCCTGCCACCATTCCACCAATATTACTTGCTGGAATAAAAGACATACCTGCAATAATACCTAAGTTTGTTAGGTTTGCAGATGTAGTAACAACTTCAGTTGAGGCGTTTGTAGCGGTTAATGTAATAACTGCTTGCGCCTTTGCGATTTTAAGAGGACGTCCCATTTGTTTTCTCCTTGTGTTATGTGGGTTCTATTCCACTACGCGGCGGGGACCGCATAAACTCACCCCATGTGAGCGTATTATATATTTATCAAATGGTCTCTTAAATCACTTGGTTGTGATAACGTTTTTTCTCACGTATAGGATCGTTGAGTTTTTCAGCTATCCTGTTCTTGATTTTATATCTGTCTATGTTAATATCACGTATTAATATAGCTCTACGACCAATTTCTTCTAACGGATATTTAAGCTCGACTACGCATTTTTTAAAATCGTCTTCCATGTCCCATATTCTACGATGTATAGCAGTTAGCTCCGTTAAATCTTCCTTTACATCGTCTATATTGAAGTTGTTTAACTGCTCTGTATAAAAATTCAATTCATCGATATTGTTACCCAATATATCGAATTTAACTTGTGCAATGCAATATCTATCCACGAGTTCTATCAAAGCCAATTTAAACATTATTATTCCTTTAAATTTATTTATGAGTTCGGGTATAGAAATAAATATTTCACTATGAAAAAAGTTTACGAATTCAACTTAGACGGTAATGATGACAAAAAAATCTACTACAACAATGAGCCCAAACAAGTGGGTCAAATGGAGAGAGATTGGTTAAACAATTTAAAAAATGAAATAGCAATTACTTCCGAATTTGAACATAATGTAGTCATAAACCTTACTTGGTTTAAAGCCAGTTGGGAAGAATCAGAACCCCTAAGAAATTTAGTAAGCAGTCTAGGACTCAAAGAAAATATAAAATTGTGGTTTGTGGGTTCGGTCGATGGAAATTACTGGATAACTTATCATTGGATAGAGCCGTATAATTACTTCAATAAAGAAGGCTATAATATTTCATTTGTGGGTTACGCCGATGATCATTGGCATTCTTGGTATCCCGAATGGTTTATTAGCAATAATCTTCGTGTAGATACAAATAATTTGATGTTGAATAATCCACCTGATTATCTATATCTAGCATATAATCGCAAGCCCAGAATTCATCGTGAATGGTTAGTAAATGGGTTAATCACTAATAATATATTAAATAAAGGTTGGGTTACTTTTGAACGAGGACATTATCCTGAAATAGATGCTTTATCTGGTAATACTGATCAGGACAAACATAATAGTGATGTAAGATTTTCTAGACCCGAAGATATTACTTCATTGGGAGATTTAGATATTTGGCGTAAAAGTTTTATCATTGTAGTTAGTGAGACGGATCATGATGATCCGTGGCAGTTCTCTGAAAAAACATGGAAACCTATATTTGGATTAAGGCCCTTTTTAATTAACGGGCACAAAGACCTATACAAGATACTTGATAAATTGGGATTTTACACTCCCAAAGACTTATTCAAAAATAATGATCTTGATTGTCATTACAACAGTGTGATAGAACAAATAAAAAGCTTGTATAACAAAACACCTAGTGAGTTATACAAGCTATGGGAAAATCAGTATGAAATGCTATTATATAATCGTCAGAGAATGTTTGAAATAGCTGATTCTGATCCTACTAAGATATTGAATTGGCCTCAGGCCAAAGAAAAACCTCATTCAGTTCCAGTATCAGCGTGAGGGGCACCCAATTCAGTAATACTGAATGCACCTGCTGTTCCAGCTACGTTGATAAATGCTATGTAATTGTCTTGTCCTACAATAACACTATTCATCATAGTATTTGCAGGAACAATTTCACAGGCTATTAAATTTGCAGTAATGCTAGAGTTTCCTATAGCAATAGCAATTGCTGATGTTGTAGTTGCTATTCTTACTTTGTCAGTTGCTATTGGACCTGACAATTGACTTGATCCAGTCGCTGTATAAATGTATGATGCCATTATAATCTTCCTATTGCTATTTCAATAATACCTTCACCACCGGCAAAGTTTTGTAGTGCTTTACCTATAACAGTACCCATAATAGGTGACGTTGCAGGCCTTGCATAACCATTACCACCCGAAATCATCATGTCACCTTTACGTATTACGCCACGCACTTTTACTGGAACTCTTCCCTGTAGTGCCACTGCTACTGCAATACCCGGACATTTTGCATTCATTGCATAAGCAGGGTCTGTAGACACTACACCTGCTACTCTGGTCGTACTATCTTCTGCTATGGTTACTTCTTTTTCTCCACCGAATTCTAAAACTGTACCTGGTTCGTAATGTTTGTCGGCCTCATAATACTCAGCCAAGTCAGCATATGTAGCATTAAATCTTGATCCTGCAGTTAATGTCCAGTTACCTGTTACTGAACCCGCCGTTGTGTTTGCTCCGGTGGTTAATGTAGTAACTTGAATTGATGTAGCTGTAATACCTCCGGCATTACTAGGACCTACATTGATATTACCATCTTTACCTACTGTAAATTGGCTAGTTCCTCCAACTTGCAAATCAAGCAAATAGCTTCCTGCTGCACTAGCCGTATCAGTTATATTTTCTCGTATTCCAGTGAATGCCACACTAGAATTGTTCCATGTCTGCGTTATAAGTATAGGTGTTGTTGCTGTAATAGAACCACTAGCAACTGATAAACCGGTTAGTGTGCCAACGCTAGTAATATTAGCTTGAGCCGCATTGACTACTGTATTAGCAGTAGATGCATGTGTAGCATTTGCTACGGTACCAGTGACATTTGCGCCAGGTATTGAAGTAAGACCAGTTGCTGCACCATAGAA